TTTTATAATCAATAGTAGGATTCCTATTTATTATTATATATTATAATATATATATACTATAGGTTCTATAAGTATTTGATATTACTTGACATATCTATAAGTACCTGTAATTATTGAAAAAAATGTGGATTTTTACAAAAAAATTTTTGAGAATTTTTCGCGTTTTCCAGGACAGCTCAGGGAATTTTTTTGTCATAAACACTTGACAAAACTTGATTTATGTTTATGGTTCCTGATTTTTTTTGAAAATATCCGTATTTTTTGCTTGACATAAATGCACGTCAAGAGCAAAAATCAATCAATAACTTGTCATAACCTGTAACCAACTGGAGATACAATTATGCTTACTGTACTAATGCTTATTGGACTACCATTTGCAGGACTTATTGTATTATTTTTGCTCGGGGAACTTGTCCACGAGTACAACAAATACAACAGATAACACTATAACATAAGCGGAGATACAACCATGTTAGACAACAAAACAATCAATCGCACCAAGTATTTTTTGTCCCCTGCACGTCCCCAGTCTATTATTGGGGCCGCAGAACCTCTTGCACAAATAGGACTTATCATTGCGGTACGTCCTACGGATTGCAAAATACTAATCAATAACAGTCCTGTATTTGCAGACACGGATGCAATTTTTACGGAAAAAACTCTTATATCGTCTTACGAGAGGACTATTACAGTCCGCAAGACGGGTAAGGCGTCTATTTGTATTGTAATTGACAAGCTCAACCGTGCCCACGGATGGGCATCACGCACGGCTTATAATCCGTATGGCAGGCTGGAGCCTTTTGCAAGACAACAACCGGATACACTCCCGCAGTCGGCACAAAAAGATTATGAGTCTATGCGCGAGTATAAGGATAGGATTACTCGCAAAAAAGAGCAGGGCAGATATGATAACGTCAAGGTAACATTGCCTAGATAGTCAAATATAGACAATGTTATAGTCCAGCTCCCAGATTTTACAGTCTGGGAGCTTTTTTTTGTATAATTATGCAAGTATTGTACATTGCTGCCTGGTAGCACATAGTCTAACACGTCGTTTAAAGGGCCTAGGAGCCTTTCTAAGGCACGAAAATCAAAAATAGGTAGTGTACCCTAGGTCAGACAAAAAACGGGCCTTAGAATCAATCCTAAGGCTTTTCTTGTACTTGCTGAATTATTTCAGCTACTTACACCTGTTCAATTTTTATACAGGTATTTGTTTTTACCTGTATAATCTTTTTCAAGTAGCTGATTTTACTTATTTTTCACAATAGAATAAAAAGGTAATTTTATCTTTGGCCTGTACAAAAATTATACACTTACCAGGGCGCACAAGAACACCTGAAAATAACGTAAATACTTGAATTTATTTTATTCTTGAAAGTTGGCACGCTGCTTGCTATGTGCTAGGCAAGTTGTCACAATGACGGGACAAGTATCATAGATTGGTATCTGCCCCGCGTAGTCAAAAAAAAATTATCTGGCCGCGAAAAAAACTTGTTGACAACTACGGGGACTTTTGCTAGTCTCCATTTTGCCAGCCAGAGAATAGCCCGGCATAGACGGGGAGCGAACGCGGCACGGCCGCACGTCTTGCCTGTACGCCAAAAAAATTTCAATGGCGGGCAAAAAATGCTTGACAAGATGGGGCTTGCTAGCTTATAACAAGCTCCACAAGACGGAAATACAGGGTTCCGTCTATAAATAATCCCATACCTTGCCGCGCCTTGTGTACCTTGCGGCATTGTAGTAGGTGATAACCTTGCGCTCTTGAGGTAGAGCGTGCTAGGTAGGTTGTCAACTCATGGCATAGTCTGTACCAGCCGTTGCCGTATCAGTATGGCATATCGGATTTTTTTGCAGACGTTATGTTGTGGCAAAGTTGACATACTTGCTATTGGTAAAGGTGATTCACAGGCACGCGCCTTGCGATATAGGGGAGCCGTGGAACCTGTTACGCCATAAATGGTAGTTTATGGCCTGTTCAGGGGATGCGCATAATAGGCTAGTTCCCTGTGCATTGACTTGCAGACGTCGAGTTGCAATACTCGATAGGAATGGGCAAGGCGTGGTAGTTAGCTTTGTGTTCATTGCACAATGTCATAGAGCATAATCACAATAGATTGTGTTTTGTGTCGTGCTTTGACGTGTCAAGTTGGATGCGATAAATACACAAGTTAGACTACAAAAAACTTTTTTGACACAATAGCGGCAGGGAGCGATAAAGGTTCCCTGCCGTATTTTGTGTCAAAAATCAAAAAAAAGGATTGGTATCTATGGACAAAAACGATATTCGGGAACTTCTTGGGGAACTTTGGAGAAAATCCAATCATGAAAAAGTGTGTCTTGTCCGCCGATTTCAACGGACATGGATTCCGTTTCCGTCTTACCCTGCATGGAAAAAGTCTATGCAAATGCACGCCTTGAAGGCTGAATAGTACAAATGAGATAGCATAAATACATTGCATTTATGCTATCAATTTTTGTAAATATTCAACAAACGGAGGAAATTTTATGGCAAAGACTTTTGATGAAATCATGGCGTCGTGGACAACCGCGCAAGAATTTATGTCTTGCGCTGCCTTTGTCTGTGACACAAAAGCCAAGGCCGACAAGGTGATTACCCACCTTGCCGCAAGCGCAATAAAACTTGCGCTAGACGAAGTTGCGGCAGGGCGTCCCGGGACTTCTGTTGAAGCAAACGGGCTTCTTTGGTACTGTTTACGGTATCGTAAAAAAGAAGCTCAGATGCTCCGGGCGTACATGCTCAATTTTGGGCCGTTTGTGGCCGCGCCTGACGTGGTAGCAATTACCATTGACGGACAGAAGTGTGTTCTTGAAAAAGGAACCGCCGTTCGCTTCAACGAAAAGAAGTGTAAAGACAAGTTTTCGGAAAAGACCCCTGAAGAGTACGCAAAGACTGCGGACGCTGTTCAGTTCGCCACATGGAAACAGGCCATGAAGGCAGAGTCAGAAGAAACAAAGTCTGACGGCTCAGTGAAAACTGACGCCGAAAAACTGGCCGACGCAAAGAAGAAACTTCAGGCTCGCGTTGACCGGGCAATCAAGGACGCCAATGCACAAGGGATTACTCTTGACCTTGGGGAACAAAAAGAGCCGGAAAAAATTATCATCCGGGAGCATCTTGACATATCAAGGCTCCCCGAACTGATTCAGTCCATCGGGGAAGACGAAGCTCTTACGCCGGAAGTTCGGGAACTTCTCGACGAAATGCTTGGGCTTGCAATCCGGCTTTGCGGAGTGTCCGCGCAAAAGAAAGCGGCATAGCCTATCTCATTCTGTTTCAATAAAAGCCATGAGCTGAAAAGTTCATGGCTTTCTTTATTTTTGACAGAATCAAAAAAAGGAAGGTTTTTGCTTATGGTGGTATTTGCTAATAAATTCTGGTCAACTCCGTGTCATCCCGGCAATGTAGTATATCGGTATTGGGTAGAACATTGCAATGACAATGAGGAGTGTGTTTATGACACAATCACCGGGGAACTTCACATTTATGACGTAAATAGTGAAGAGTTGTTGTGGAAAAATACCATTCCGTTTTCTAATCTGGAGAGGTACGCAAATGCGTTCTGAATGTTACTTCAATATGTTGCGTCGTGCGACTGAACTTAATGAACTTATCGACGACGCCAATGTCAAGGGAGACAGTAAAAATGTGGTTTTGTTCATGCAAGAACGGCGTTCACTCGACAAAGCCATATGGGAAGTAACGGATAAAAACAATGTGGGACTTCTTCTTGGAGAATAAGATATGAGAACAGTAAAGTCCGCATTATTTCGAGTTATACTTTTTTACATATACATTATGGAATGTACAATAAGGAGCTGTTTCAAATGAAAAAACTTCTCTGTGCCGCTCTTGTGGTAGCAATAGCGGCAACTAACTGTTTCGGCGCAGGTGATGGAATTTCCCGTAACAATCCCGGTAACATAGTAAAGACAGGGGTGTTGTGGGAAGGACAGGTTAAAGGCAAGGGCAGGTTCGCTCACTTCAAAGATGCACATTTTGGCCTTCGTGCCCTTGGCATTGTCCTTATCCGGTATCAACAATACCACAACATAAAGACAGTTGAAAAACTTGTAGCAAGGTTCGCTCCGGCACATGAAAATGACGTGTCGAGTTACGAAAATTTTGTTGCAAGACACTTGGGACTTTACACAAAGAGTCCGTTATGGATAACTCACAATCTTCCTGACATTATGGAAGCTATTATTCATTTTGAAAATGGAAGACAACCTTACTCGCGGGAGGATATTGTTAGAGCAAGTGAGGCCGCTCTTGATTACTGTGGAATCAAGGGTTATTGGAGAGTAGCTTTGAACTAAAAAGGGAAGAAGAACATGCCGACAATTGTACCGCTTCCACCTAACAAAGTTGACTGGAAGCGAGACGAAAAAATTCTTCAGGATTGGCTTGACGACGTTGAACCCTTTAACCAAAGCGAGGAATACTGTGTTCATGAACAACGTGGAAAAGATGTCCAGAACGAGCAGAGCAAACCCGGTATCGCAAGGAATGCAGTTGCGTATCGAACGCCGGAAGAAAGACAAGGAAGCTGGACAGCGGAGACACAAAATGCACAGAGAAATCAAAAGCCTGTGCGCCGCTCAGGAAGAATTTATATTCGCTTCCTGAACAGCCTGTGCCTTTGTGTTACTCTTGTTATGTTTCACTTGTTCATAACAAAACTGAACTTCAGTATGTGGATTTGTTTCTGCATCTCGTTTGGCTTGTACGAGTGGACAAGAACAGCAGTTATCGAGGATATCTGTAATGAAGAGTACAAACAAATCACCGACGACACGTCGAGTAGGCAAGACCTACATTTGGGATTATCTGGAACTGCAATCCTTTTTGCACAGTTCCAGTTTCCATATTACTGAGGAAGATTACTACGTCATCAACAATGAAACAAAAGGAGGATATTTCCATGAGCAACACCGTTATGAATGAGAACATGACTGCTCTGCGCAACGCTCTGACCGCTTCCGTGTCCGGCAAACTGATGGAAGCCTTTCTTGGCAAGGACTACTCCGCTCTCGACGCCGTGATGCTGGCGAGCAGTTCGACTGCTATCGCAGCCAACTCCGAGCCGGATACCCTGCGTGGTTCCTTCCTGCGTCTTGTGTCAAAGGCCCTGTGCGTCAACGCTGCCGACAAAATCACAGACGTGGCGTACAAAATCATCACTCCGGCGGGGGAAATCAGCGACCCTGACACCCGGGCGAATGTCCAGAAGGAGCTGGAAAGTGTGTTCGCCAATGTCAAAAAGGACATCGAAGATGTCACCGCAGATGTCATGAGATTCTCCACGCAGGGCGAGCGTACCCTCGTTGGCTCCGTTACGGAATCGGACAACGACGGCAAGGCCGTGGTTCTTGAAAAGGGTACCGGCTCCAGCACGCACATCAACATTCCTGCCGGACACATTCTGTGTGACAGGTGCAAGATGCCCGGCAAGAAAACCAAGTCTCGGGTGCTTGACCTCAAGCGTCCCGAACTGATGCCTGATGAACTGGTCGCTCTGAACGGCAAGATGCTGTGTCCGAAGTGTCTTGCGTGGGCGAATGGTGTCATCCAGACGGCCATCAAGAACGAGGAGCAGCGCATCAAGGAAGCCGAAGCCAAGGCCAAGGCTGAAGCCGATGCCGCAAAGGCGGAGGAAGAAAAGAAAAAGGACCTCGAAATGCTCGAGGCTCTGAAGGCTGAAGAAGCCAAGCTGACCAAGGAACTGGCGGAACTTGAAGCGGCCATTGATGTTGTGCCGGACAGCATCAAGGAAATCACCAAGACAAAGGCGGAAGAGTGTCGCCTGTCCGTGCAGAGTGTGCGGACCAAGATTGCCGAACTGAATGGCCGTCTCAATCCCGCTATTCCGATGGGTCCCGCGAAGCCTGTCGCTCCGTCCGTTGCTACCACCACTACCCGAGTGATGACCAAGGCTGAACGCAAGGCCATGCGTCGTGCCAAGGCTGGCAAGTAAAAACAATCACAAATAAAAACAACAAAGGAGGTACATCATGGTAAACGTGTTCGATAAGGTGAAGCAGTACTGTTCCAATTCCGCCGTGGGTGAAGGGCTTGCCGCCGTCAAGTATGAACTTCTTCGCAAGACCGGGGTTGCTGTGTGCAACAGCATCCACGCCAACGTTGTGAGGTTCATGCCTCAGAGCTGGCGTGCCACAATCTTCATGATGTCGCCGACCGGCAAGCGTGTCATGCACATTCTGGTGGCGCAGGCCGCAGGTCACACGCTGTACATGTTCAAAGACAAAATGTCCCCGAAGTACCAGCAGATGGCCGAGCTTCTGCGGAACGCATCGTGGGCTGCCAGCGCCACGGCTATGGTTGAACTCGCCAACGTGGACAAACTGTTCGACATGCTTGTCCCTGAAGAAGCCAGAAAGATTCTGGAGCAGGCTCTGCCCGAGGTGAATGCTCTCGAAGAGCGTATCAACGGCGAACAGAAGTAACAACAACGTCATTTGCGGGGGCTACATCATATATTGGTGTGGCTCCCGCCACTTTATGGTATCAAAAAGAAAAGACTTTCTTTCTTTGTTACGTATCGTACTGAATATTATAGTTAAAAGGTGAAGTGCGTAATTAAAGAACGTGAAAGTCTTTTCTCTTTGGTGTCACGAAGTAACAAGTAGCAGGACTCGAACATAGACCAAGGACTTACTGGTCCGCACGAGGTGGAAGTGCAGAGCCGAACACAAGTTGTGTGAAAGTAGCACTATAAAAAGCAAGGTAAGGTCAAACCGGAGATGTTACTTGTGAAAAGTATCCAATCAACTGAGGAACATGAGAGGTGAAGTAACAAAGAAAACATGCAAAAGGTAGCGGCAACAGTTATGGAGATTATGTATCATGACGAACTTAAAAGAGTTGAAAGCAAGAAACTTTTTTACTGCGGTAATCTTTCTTGTGTGACGTACTGTGGAGTTAGTCGACCACCAAGTGTTTGTTGGCACAACGGTCTGTCGTATCCTGTATTTGGTAGTCGTCGTTCCTCTTTGTTCAGTAACGTAATCTTTTGATTGTTGGTAATCTCAACTAGGAATAACAAATGTACTTCAATCCATCGGAGGTGAGACGTGCTGTCAGTGGGTAGCATAGTAGGATTAACGACCCTCGGTGTCACTGCCGTTGGGTGCACTCTGTTCGTAAGGGCACGATACAAAGAGTATCGTTACGTCAAGAGATGGTTGCAGGGTACTACAAACCAAGTGTTGGAGTGCTTACAGTTCCACAGATGTTTCGGTGGTGTGCTCCCGCCGGAAGACAGGAACTCCTTTATGAGATTAGGGGTAGCATTCTACGAGCTTGGTGGAACCAAATGTCAGAGGTACGTTTTGAAGAAAGCAATTCTTGCTTCTGAATACGCTCCTCTTTGGAGAGCCATTGCTTTGATTATTGAAGCAACACCGCATCCAAAGAATCGTAAACTTTGGTGGTTCAAATCCTACCTGTAATAGGCAGATACACTTTGACACGGAAGGGGTGTTCACCAACCAATCCTCCTTCCGTGTCTCTATTGAAGTGTGAAGCATTGTGTTTCACATTTCTGAGAGACAAGAAATCTTGTAACACAAAAGGAGGTATCACATGTTTGATTCCGCGAAGCTTCAGGAGTGGAAGGAAAAGGGTGTTCAGTACGGCCAGATTGTGAAGGACAACAGGAACCTCATCGCCGTCGTGGCTTCTGCCCTGTTCTCTTTCCTGGCCTGGCGTGGAGTGAAGAAACTCGGAGGTAACAAGTAACATGAACAAGCTCGACCAAGTTCTTTGTGGCCTCGGTGCAACGCTGGTCTTGGTCGGGCTGTCCTTCGTGGACAATGCCCGAACGAATCGGAAGCTCCGCCGTTCGGCGTCCGCTGTTGAAGGGACAGCTCGCGAAGTCAGCACAGCAGTGCGTTCCTGTATTGTTCCTGTCAATCGTGGAGGCAAGACTGTGCATGCTATGGCAATGACAACTCCGGCTCTTGCCAGCAGTTTCAATCAATTCTCCAAGTAACAAAACAAAAAAGGAGGTAACACTTATGCTTCGTGGTCTTCTCTTTCTTGCCTTCGGTCTCGGTCTCATCGGTGTCGGCACCAAGAACATCCTCGACGACCGCAAGAAAAAGTCCGGCGTGATTGACGCCGAAGTAGTTCGGTAAAAAATTGAAAACTTTTCTGCCGAATGTGTTGACATAAGCTCACTTCGTATCTATAATAAGTGCGAAGAAAATACAGCTTATGTCCCAAACCAAATAAACAATTTAAAACAAAACGGAGGTAACAAAACATGGCCGATGACAACAACCAGCAGAATCAGCAGAAGCAGAAGGGTGGCAACCAGAACGGACCCAAGATGGGCATCACCCTCGGAACATACGTGACTGCGACGAACAACCCCAACCTCGGGGAAACCATTCGCGGTGCTGTGGCTGATGGCCTTGGCTTCACTGCCGGTGCCATTGCCACCGGCGTATTCTCCTTCTTCATCAACAAGCTCATCAAGAAGTTCAAGCCTGCCGCCACCACTCCGGCTCTCTTTCCCACGGCCGAGGACCGTGCGGCTGAACTGATGGGCCAGCTTCATCAGCTCCGCAACACCAACCGTGACGATGCCGTTCGGATTGTCGAATCCGTCGGACGAGCACTTGGAATGTCCATCGACGTTCCGTCTGCCGTACCTACGCCGACTCCTACTCCGGCGCCTGTCGTTGAAACTTCGACTGCTCCCGAGCCTGTGAAGGAGCAGCCCCAAAAGACTTCCAAAGGAAGTTCACCTAAGAACGGTGAACAGCCCAAGTCCAAGTAACAGGTCTTAAAAAAGATGGAGCGAGAGAGAAATTAAATACTCTTTCGCTCCACCGAAAGATACTTGGAGTGTACTTTTGCTTTCATTGTAGTACACAATCAAAGATTGATTGGCGTGTGATTCTGCTTGGCGCTCATCCAAGTTAAGCTAGCCTATCTTCCTTTACCCACTAGTAAGAGACACGTACTCCAAGTATCTTTCGGAAGATACAATTCTTTTTCTTGGCAACTAAAAAACAACGGAGGTATTTTATCATGAAGCGTGGTCACATTCTTTCCAACGACAACAACTACTACATGCTGGTCCGGATTGAGTCCGGTGTTTCTGCGATTGACCCCAATGGTCAGAAAACTGACCCCACCTATGACCGGTACAATCTGGTCAACCTGGACACCGGAAAGACACGGGTGTCCGACCCAGCTCGGATGTATGTGTGGCCGTCCCACAGCGACAACATCAACATTGACTCGCTGCGTTCCCATTTCAACATGCCCAATCTTCAGGATACCGGCGTCACGTGTGACGACATGAACTTCGGTTCCATTGTTGCACAAGCTGTGCACGACAAGCGACTGCGGTGTTTGTTTGATGCACCCGCACCCACAACAAGCGCAGATGCAACACTGAATGCGTGCATCGCAGCACTGCGTCAGATGGGCCTGGTCGGATAGAAAATATTCGACAACTGCCCAATAAAAGAAAACAGATACGAGAACTTCAATAAGAAGTAAGTTTAAATTCGGGAGGATTCCAAAATGGGTCCTCCCATTTTTATTATTGGAGGTGCAGTAATCATGTTAAATTTAAAAGAGCAATGCCCGGAGTTGTTACGGGAAATAATTGGCTTTCCTAACGATGGAAAGGGAACAAAGCTGGAAGATATTTATAATGAAACAAAATTCAACCAGAAGGTTTTGAGAGATGTTCTTGGTTGGCAAGACGGAAGAACTGGCATACTTGTTAATACTTCGCTTGATTTGGATATCATGTTTAAGAACAGCAAGAAAGTTATCCTTTCCTTGCTTGACGAACAAGATGCCAAGTTCGTGACTGAAAATCCTGACAACCTGTGGAGTAATAAGCTTGAATCGGGCATGAAGATTTCAAAAGCCATTGCCCGTGTCGTGTCTAAGAATGAGCACGTAACAAGATTGTTCACTCTTATAACAAAAGAGTTGTCAGATTCTGATTCGTGGAATTCTTTAAGAAAAGAACTTCCCAAACTTCCTGAACTGGATGCCATTGGTTTGATGAAAGACCCAATGGTATTTGTCCAGAATTTTATGTCAGAGGTTGCCTTGGCAAAGACAAAGGAACTTGGGTTCACGATAGACATGTTTGATTTTATTCGTGGATGTAACTCAAGTAATTATGTCTCTTGCTACACAGTATCCCGCAGATTCAACAGTGCTGCTCCGATATCTTTTGCTCTGTCTGGAAAAGCGGGAATGATTTACAACAAGGACTCTTCGTCTATTATAGGCAGATGTTGGGTAGTATTCGCAAATGACTTCAAGTCTTTTCTTATCATGAAACCTTACGGATTTTTGCAGGATGAAAGTGTACACACGGTTGCGTGTAACATTTGTGCCTTGCTTAATTCCGAAGTACCGTGGTATAAAGTAACAGATATAGATGAAAACTTGTACGTGGCTACTACGAACAGCGGAATTTATGGAGACCCGGTTCGATTCGGGTATTCTACCGTAAGACAGGGTAATGTTGTTCAGCTTCAAAGAGAGATTGAGAATCCAGCCCCCGTGTGTATCATGTGTGGCAAACGAGACTCGGGTACCAGAATCATTTGTACCTCTTGTGAAAACATGTTGTACAAATGTGAAGGTTGTGAATCGTTCATGTACGAACGTCCAACAAATAAGTTTGGTTTTTGTGAAAAGTGCATGAAGGGAATCATAGTGTGTCCGGACTGCGGTTGTCAATTGAAAAAAGGAGAAACCTGTGCGTGTCAATTGAAACAAAGTACGTGTACTTTCTGTGACAGCGAAGCAGTCATGACTATAAACGGGATAGGGCTGTGTGAAGACTGTGCAAAAATCCTTTGCTCTCCGGATAGTGAGTGTGAGGTTTGTGGTGTACGTGGTCCTATGTACCCGTATAAAAAGTCTCCCCTTTGTCAGAGGTGTTACACGTGTGTTGCTTCCAGAGGAGAAGAATACACTCGAGAGTTTTCTCGAGCTCAAAAAGAAAAGATTAATGCGATAAGAGGGAGGTAAAGGTTATGATAGATAGAGTAAAAGAACTCCTTCTCATGACTGACCTTCAGTGTCAAGTATATCTTACTCGTGTGCTGAGTGAGTATGGGTATCATGTTATCGTTGGTCGTGAAAAAGATTCAACAGATGCTGATTTTATCTTTGCTTATCCTCCTGACAAACAGATAATGCCAGTACTTCTTATGGCTCACTGGGATACTGTACGTACAAAGAACGGAAAAATTTCTGATGAGCCGGTAACTCTCTTTGAAGAGTTCGGAAAGATTGAGAATGCTTCTGGTATTCTTGGGGCAGATGATAGAGCAGGTATCGGTGCGATACTGGAAACAATAGAAACCTTTAATGAGAAGCCTCTTGTTCTGTTCACCAACTTTGAGGAGTCTGGTGGTGTAGGAATGAAGAAGTTTCTCAGCACTGACCTGTTCGATGAATGGATTAAGTGTGTGTACTTGGCAATCTCGTGTGACAGACACGGCCATAACCAATGGGTGTGTTATTACAACAACGGGAACGAAGAGCTGGAAAGCTTGATGTCTCGTGTTGGATATGTCGAAGAGGTTGGAACGTGGACTGACGGTTCTCGTCTTGCGTTGCAGTACAATCTTGCTCACGTCAACGTCTCTTGCGGAGGATATCTCCAGCACAAAGCAGATGAATTTCTTCTGGTTGATTCGTACATCAGTAGCGTAGAAAGACTGTGTAATCTGGTGGAAAGAATTGACCACAAGATTGAGCGTGTAGAAATAGCGTACTCGTATCGTGGTTATGGAACGTCGTACTACGACGCGAAGTATTCCGTGATTACTCCAAGTTCTAACGCAGGAAAGGGAACAGCAGCGTTCGATAAAGTTCCTGCCGGAACAAGGGTGATGGTTCACCAACCAGTCAATGCTCCGTTGACTATGCGATTGCCTGCGCCTGTGTGTGAAGTGTGTGGTCGTGATGAGTACGGAGTGTCTTTTAATACAAAGGCACGAAAGTTTCTGTGCTTCAAATGTGTCAACAGAATATATGATAAGTACAAGGAAATTTCTCCGCTGACTTGTCATCTTGGAGTACAAGACTTACACAATGAACGAAAGAGGACAAGAGAAGCGAACATCCTTCTCAGTAAAAAAACAAAGGAACACACAGATAAGTACCCGTCTTGTCCAAGATGTCACAAGAACACTCACGTGTCTTGGTACACCCGTGAAGCAGGATTCTTGTGTACTGAGTGTAGCTATGCTCACTCTATTCATCCTGAAACTGATGCGTGGGATGGTAGGTTCTGGGTAATAGACGGAAGAAAAGTTTACACAATAGATGATGTTGTGTATGAAGTATCTCTTGATGACAGAAGTTTACTCAAGTCCTGCCCTGTCGACAAACATACATTCATAAAGTCATGTGAAGTGTGTGAGGCAAGCAGTCCTACAGTAATCCCTGTTAAAATACACAGAGATACAAAAGAGGTAGATGTACTCATGTGTGCCAAGTGTAGAGAAACTCTTGGTGACTTGATTGATGATTACGAAAACAGTACTATCCCCGTAAAAAACGGGAGTGAAGATGATGCTCCGTGGTGAGTAAAAAAGGAGGTGCGCCATGATTCACGATATACGAAAAAACACTACGGGAGAAATCATTTCTATCCCGGCTCTTACGGAAAATGAACGACAAGATGTCGATGACTTCCTGGAAGAAGCAAAGAGAGTGAAGGATGAGGAAGGTATTTACATTGTAAATCTTCTGCTCGAGGCCATCACCAGACTTGAAGCTGGTACTCGAAACATGGCAAGAACTCTCAACGTGTACAGGAATACTATTCCTCGACTGATGCGTATCACAAACAACAAGATTAAACAAGAGGAGGAAAAGAAATGAGCATCGTGTCTTCTTTCGTGAACTGGATTGTCAAGGCTGGAATCAAATTCATCACGTCACTTTTGCGTACAGCAGCACAGATTTCCGGCGTGCCCAATGCTCGTCTTCCCACGGAACGAGATGTTATCTGTGAAGTTGGCGGCACACTTATCAAGAGTGTGCTGAAAGCAAAAACAAAACGAACACTTAACAATTTTGTCAACAGATTCGCCACTCCTTTGTGGAGCATGCTTCCCTTGAACAAGGCCAGGTGTATTCAGCAGATGCCTGTCATTGACATTTAACATGAGGTAATATTAGTATGAGTAATAGTTCACAACAGAATTCACTGGAGCAATACCTTGACACACGAATGAGCGTGGGGCAACGTATTCGATACGACAACTGTCCGTTCTGTGGTGAACGAGTACGAGGAAAAGGATTCGTAGTTACTCGTACAAAGAATGGATTTTTCCTGTGGTGTTTTAGATGCCACGCTCACCGACATGTTACAAGAGACGGTATCTCACTTTCTGGCATTCGCCGGTACTTGAAAGCAAGAGAGAACTCTCACGAAACAACTGAGGTACAAAACCTAAAGCACAATACAGTTATGTTACCATCTGATTTTACAACAGACATTCCACTTGCAGGGAAACTCTGGCTCATCAAAGGTGGGGTAACTGATGCTGAAATAAAACAGTATCGGTTTGGATACAGCCCTTCCTTGGACAGAGTAATACTTCCCGTGTGGGGCGAAGAAGGATTACTGTATTGGCAAGGACGAGCCTTGACGCAGAGGGATGGAGTACCTAAGTACATAAACGTGACAACCAAAAGGAAGTCCGTTTACTTTGTGGTCAACATGGACAGCGACACTACTGTGTTAGTCGAGGACATTCTCAGTGCCCTAGCTGTTGCCAGAGCAGGTGCCAACAGCCTAGCTCTTCTCGGTAGCAGTATGAACATGGGTGTTCAAGAGTTCATAAAGACAAACAAAGTTCGGGTTTGGCTTGACCCCGATAAAAGAAAAGAGTGCATCCGGTATGCAAAGATGCTATCGGCTTATGGACTCAAAGCTTCTCCAGTGGTCCTTACAACAAAGGACCCAAAGGAGTATTCAACAGACGAGATACGAAACATTTTGTTTCCAATAAAGTAGGTTTCCTGTGAGTAAAAGGAGGTAAGGTTATCATGAGTACTGTGACTGTTCTTAATTCTACTGCTGGATACAATATGTGCACGGTGTATCCGCGGTCTATGTACAACAACACCGGCGGAGACCTCATCCGCGATGTGTCTATCGAACACAAGATACGCATGTGTCGCGCATGTGGAGCTCCGGTTGTAGGCGCAGATAAGTGCCCTCAGTGTGGCAGCATATCGATACGCAATCCCAATTGTGCAAAAGTTTTTGCTGTCATCAACAACACAAGAGAGGCGTATCTCAAAACTCTTGCCGACACGCAAAAGCCTGTCACAGACACTGTAGCGTTGGCGGCGTGAGGTGACACAGATATGATATATCCGTTTTCTTTCTCCTGCTTTGCTCTTGGGTTTGTTTCTTTTGATTACGTCGTACCCGATGTAAGATATCTCTCCAACTGTACCGAGGAATCTTTCCCCAGAGCGCCGTAAGGCGCTTGCATTTTTGTACAAAGATGATTAATCTTTTGTTGTATCAATGAAGATAAAAAAGGAGGAGACTTGGTTAGCAATGGCAGATGACTTTAACATTGAGGAAGTATCTCTTGTCTTGTTTATGTTGAATCGTGAACAATTCAACAGGTACTATTCTTACATTGTTAAACTGAATCTTGAACAAGAAACAAAAGGTTTGTTGAAATCTATTGCTGAATATTTTCGAGAGAACGAAGAAGTAACACAGATATCTGTGCCAGAATTTATGGCATATTTCTGTGTGAAACATCCTATCTTGAAGAAACGAACTGCGTACTCGTGGTTTCTTGCAAAGCTTGGGGAAATAAAAATAAACTCCAAAGTTCTTGAAGAAAATTTGAACCACTTCATGGAGAAGTATTTCGCATCAGAGATGATGATGAAATTAACTGACGTGTTAGACGGTAACGAGTTTGATGTACTCGATGAAATCAAAGATATGGTTGAAGAGTACAATGAGAACAAAGTTCGCATTGGTAAAGACCAAGACAATTTGTTTGTTGATTCAAGTCTCTCTGCTCTTCTTGAAGAAGAACAAAAGAGACCAGGTTTAAAATGGAGATTAGCATGTCTTAATGAAGACATAGGTGAGTTGCGTGGATGTAGTCTTGGCCACGTGTATGCTCGTCCTGATACAGGTAAGACTTCCTTTCTTGTGTCAGAGATAACTAATTTTGCTAGTCAGCTTGGTGATGATGAATGTATCATCTGGTTTAACAATGAAGAAAAGGGAAGTAAAGTACAACTGAGGTTGTATCAATCCGTACTTCAAGCTAGTAAAGCTCAGATAGAAACCTTTGCTGATAAGGCAGAGAAAGAGTTTGAAAGACTCGGAGGAAAGAAGATACGTATCTACGATGACAGTTCAATTAAACTTGAAGACATAGAGCAGTTACTAAACGATTACACTTGTAGGCTTATTGTCATCGACCAAGGTGATAAGGTGAAGTTTGCAGGAGATAGTAACTTTAGTACTGTAGAAAGACTTAAAGTTTTGTACGGAAAGTTTAGAGAACTTGCAAAGAAGTTTGACATACCAGTAATTACTGTTGGTCAGGCTTCAGCAGAAGCTGAGAATACAAAGTGGCTTAGTCTTAACCACATGGACTTTTCAAAGACAGGAAAGCCTGGCGAACTTGATTGGGCTATTGGTATAGGTAAGCTACACAAAGATACAGAGAATGGAATAGATACTATACGTTACATTTCGTTGGCAAAGAACAAGATGAACAATGGTGTACACGGGCATCACTCTGTTTACTTTAACAGTACGTGTGCATTGTATCTTGACTCCGCACAAGAAGACCACTCACTTGCAGCAAAGGAATTACTTGAACGTGTAAAGTCTTTTGGGGAAAAGAATGTATGACTACATTGTGCTTGACGTAGAAGCAACAAAGATACCGGAGTTTAAACCGTGGCATGATAATGCTTATCTGTGTTCTGTTTGTATTGAAACCCCAGACAAGATAAGTAAAGTATGGTTCTTTAATCCACTTCTTGGTGATGAATTAACTCACCTAAAAGAGATTCAGGAACTTGTCAGCAATGCTCGCACGTTAGTTGGACACAACATTAAGTACGACTTATTGTGGTTTCAACAATATAACATAGATTTCAGTGCGTGTAAACTATACGACACTATGGTGGGTGAGTATCTTCTTTACGGACAAAAGCCTGTAGGGTTTGCTCTTAATGCTGTGGCAAAGAGGCGTGGGTTTGGAGAGAAGGTAGATGAGATGGCTGTGTGGTGGGACAATGGATTTCAAACTGATGAAATCCCAGTTGACTTACACAAAGCATACGTCATGCAAGATGTTAATCTTACGCATCAAATTTACTTAAGTCAGAGGCAAGACTTAATAAAGCACAAGCTTGATAGAGTAGCAGATTTAACCTTTAAGATGACAAAAGTTTTGACAGAGGTTGAATTTGTTGGTTCTCCCTTTGACATTAAAAGAGCTAATGAATTCTGTAATAAATCTGAACAACTTGCTTTTGAACTTGAAGAGTACATGCAAGAAGTAGCTGAAGTAAAGTTTGAACCAGCATCTTCACTTCAACTTGGTGCTGTATTATTTGGTGGCGAATGGCAAGTTGATGGACGAGAAGAGTACGAAGTAACACTTAAGAATGGAACTGTAAAAAAGAAAAGTCGTAAGTGTAAAGTACCTGTCAAATATCCTGGACTTGGATTTGTGTGTCCAGAACGAGATGTGTCAAAGAAGACAGGGAAACCTTCTACCTCTGACCAAGTAGTACAAGCTTTGCCTGCAAAGACAAAAAAGCAACGTGAGTTTATTACAGCACTTAGGTCTGTGAGAAAACTACACAAAACTGTATCAACAATTCGTGGGAAAGATGGAGATAAAGGGTGGCTATCTGTACTGTCTTCAGATAGTAGATTGCACGGAGACTTTAATCAAACGGTAACTGTTACCGGAAGATTATCTTCCTCAAATCCTAATATGCAAAATCTTCCTAGGAGTAAAGGTACAGATTTTCCACTAAAGAAAATCTTTTTCCCTCACGATGGAAAAATAATTATTAACATAGACCTCAAGCAAATTGAATGGAGAGTTGCGGCTGAACTAAGTCGTGACTCTGTAATGATTGATGAACTAAATAAAAAAGTTGACATTCATACAGAGAACGCAAAAGCAATCTTTGGTGCTGACCCAACAAAAATGTCAGCAGAAGAATTCTCTGTTATACGTACAGCAAGTAAGACAGTTTCCTTCCGTCTCCTTAATTCTAAAAGGGACTTCATACGGTAACGTATGTCGAATAATCATGTGAACTCAGGGGAACTCTGGTAACAGACAATCCTGAACTAAGCAATCAAGAAAATGATTGAAAGTGCAACGACTATCTCGAAAGAGAGTACATCTAAGCAGATGGAAGCGCATGACAACCCGTTGGGTTGATGATATAGTCTGACCCTTATGGCAACATAAGGCAGGGTAAATTCCCGGGCTAAGCGTAGCGAACTTAGTTGAACACAAGTGTTACGGAGGAAGTGCGTACGGATTTTATTACGACTCTCGTATGCCCCAGTATTCCCTCAAGCGTTGGAAAGAAATTGTAGATACTTTCTATGATAAGTACCAAGGTTTGAAGAAGTGGTGGGACAGGAATGAAACTCTTGCTAGATTGCAAGGGTACATACGTACACCAAGTGGCAGAGTAATAACACTACCCAAGATAGTAGATGGAGACGAAGGGAGCGAAGCACACTGGCAACATGCTGTGCGTAACTATCCTGTACAAAGTTTCTCAGCAGACCTTTACAATCTTGCGGTAGTAACTATTGTAAATAGAATAAAAGAACTTGGTCTTGATGCAAACTTAATCATGCTCGTACATGACAGTTGTGTGTTTGAGGTCAGTAAAGTTGATGCCCCGAAGCTAGCAGAAGAAGGACTAAATATTTTCTCGAACATTAAAGAGTTGTGTAAACAACAATTTGATTACGACATTGTTGTTCCTCTTGGGGGCGACTGTGAAGTAGGACTTGACTACGGTAGTCTAAAAGGAACTTCACTTGAAACAATCAAGAAAGATATAGAGGAGCTTTATACGTGTGGCTTAAGTACGAAGGAATAGAATTCAAACGTGGACTCACAGCAAAGTCTGGTAAAAAGTACGATGCTTGGGTTCTGAAAGGACAGAGGAAGGGATTTGATGGTGCGCCTGATACGCCGTATGAAAAAACATTTTTCGACAACACTACTACGACTGTGGTGGAGAAAGGTGTTAATAGACCGGGCATTGGAATTGTTTCGTTTTTCCGTAACGGTTGCGACATTGGTGACACTATTATAATGACCTACTCAAAGACTGGACCCAGACGAAACCTTGACGTAGAAACTATTCGTAACCTTACGAAAGATGGGCAGAGTTCTTCCGCAATAGAGTACACCCCTCTGGATGAAAGAGATGCGGAAGATGTAAATTTTGTTCGTGCTAATCAGAATGCAGTAGGTAGTGAAGAAACACCTCCTTGGGTGTAAGGTTTATTTGATGCTGCAAGTACCAGCTAAGCCGTGCCTGCTGTGCCGTAAACTGAGTGCTTGCAGTATCTAATAAACAATACAAACAGACGGAGGTTTCTTTTTATGCGATGGTTGTGTTTCGACTCTAACATGGATAAGTACACGTCTTCTTACAAAACAAGAAACAAAGAAGTGTACGAATTGGCAAAGGTATCTTTCCTGTATGACTTTGTGCGAGAAGATGACACGTACATATTTACGTGTCCGTACACAGACAGGCAATTCAAGTCAAAGGATTACATGGAAGCTTTTGCAGAAATGAAACACGAACTTGAGTGTGTTGCAGTACAAATGACAGAGGACCCGCACGTTATTGACGGATGTTGTGTAACTCCTGCTGTCTCTTTTGAACAGAGTGTAATGAAGTGGAGGCTTGATGATAGTTAATCCTGGTAAACCCTCAATGTTTATTGAGGCTATGTTGGCAGATGAAAAGAAAGACCACCTTGAAGGTATTGACTTCAGTGTCACTTCTCTTTTGAAAACTCCACGAGAGTTTCAACTTATACAGAGGAATAAGGATAAACTTCCTGAACGTCCTCTTGACAATAAACTTGCCACATTTCTTGGGTCTGCTGTTCACAAAGCAGTTGAACAGTCTCTTCAAGATAATGAAAACTATCTCATCGAGTTTCGTATGGAATTTGATGAGGAAGTTGATGGTAAGACTGTTAAGGTAGCTGGTACTTGTGACATGTACGATAAGATAAACAAACGTCTTATTGACCACAAGACAACTACTACGTTTATTTACGGCAGTGAACTTAAACCAGAGTGGATTGAGCAGTTGAATGTGTATGCTTATCTGCTTCGTCGTCTTGGGTATCCAGTTGAACAACTTACAATCAATTGTGTGTACAAAGATTGGAGACCTACTGCTGGTAAATATAAGGAAGATTATCCGCCGTTGCCTGTAATGGAATTTAACTTTGACCCTTGGCCGGAAGATACGGCTGAGAAATTTTACAAGGAGAAACTTCGTGAGCATGTCAGGTGTATGGGAGCAGACGTGTCTGTACTGGCTTTGTGCGACGATACCTACATGTGGAGTAAGCCAGAGTCCTACGCTGTATACAGACCCGGAGCCTCAAAAGCCATCCGTCTCCTGCCAACTCGAGGAGACGCAGAACGATACATCCGAGACAAACGTCTTACGGGATGTCAAATTGAACACAGAGTTGGAGAACGAACTAAGTGTGAGCGGTACTGTCTCGCTGCCCCGTTCTGTGACCAGTACCAAAAGTGGAAACTAGCACAAGAAAAGAAACTGGCAGATGATGTACTTCATGAGGTAAAGGTGGCATGACCAGGAAAGAAAAAAGAGAGCGTGAGGATGCAATCCAAGAACGTATTGAACTTGGTTACACACCAAGACAGGCAGAGAAAGCACAAATTGGAACAATTCGTTTAAAGGAGGTTAGTCATGAAGATTCCTAACCGCATTCAGCTTTACGGCCAAGACATTGACGTAAACTTGACCACTACTCCAGAAATTATTCCGGGAAAGGGGCGGGTACTTGGAAGATACGACCCGGCTGTTCAGGAGATTACTCTGTTTCACAATGAACGTAAGCCGTGTGTTACGGAGGCTAACTTCATTCATGAAGTTATCGAAGCTATTGACACGCTTGGTGACCTTCAACTTAACCACACACAGATATCTGCCCTTGCTTCTTCTTTGCATCAAGTCCTGATGACTCAGGAGTTTGATGAAGATGAGTATACGTATGCCGAAGCAGCTTGAAGCATTTATACAAAACACATTGCATAGTATGCGAGATGTGTTTAAACGAGATGATACTAGGTGTCATTATTGTGGCAGTCTTGTGGACATAACAACAAATCAAAGAGATGCGTACGTAATTATTTGTCCTGAATGTGGGGCACTTGGTACGTCATCAAATAATCCTGCACTAGCGTATATTACTCTTCAAGAGAGAGGAACAATAATAACAAGACAAATGAGAGAGGCAATAAGTCATGGACAAAGACCAACCCCAACTTCAATTGGAAGTTGGTAACTTTAAGTGTCATTACTGTGGTGGTGACATAACAAACTTTACTTCGTTCTTGGGAGATGTAGGTCTTCGCTGTGAAGAATGTATGTACGCTCGTATATATGACACAGCGAATATTAATACTGCACTAATTTCTGCTCTTGACTCTGGCATAATAGAGTACAAGTAAAAAACCTCTTGACAAAATTTAAATAGATGCTTAGTTTACAAGTTAAGCGTACCAGACGCCCATCTGCTTGGGTAAATCCAAGAAAGTACAGAAAGGGATACGGATGCGTGCCGATGAATACATCTGCTTTTAACAGCGATGATGCAAAGACACACACCAGATTCATAGCTGTATCTGATTGGGGTTACGTTTGCAAATGGATAACAGATTGTACTCTTGATGAGTTCGAGTTTATTGCTTGGTTGTATCTACGAGACCAACTTGACATTGGACTAAAGTGGAAAGTTATGGTTCGTTGGCCTAGAACTGACGGACTGCTTGAGCAGAACCAACTGAGTTTTAAATTAAGATTCTCAGCAAAAGAGTTACAAGAATTTTTAAAGGAGGAAAAAAAACGTGAAGCTTTTCGTGCAGCAGTTCATGGTTGGTACAATCATTTCTGGAGATGCTTCTACGTATACAAATGGTGTACCACACGAAGTGAATTGATACGATGGATAGGTGAATACACGTTTAATACAGAATGGATAAAAACAAAACTACCCGGGCAACCCGTACATCCTTTGGGAATATTACCTTCGCGTCGGCCTTTGAAGCTCAAGTTGCCGAGTACCTGTCTTCTATTGGCGCAGAGTGGACGTACGAGCCGATACGTCTGCCTTGGATACCCAAGCTCAGACTCTACGTGCCAGACTTTTTTGTCAAGCTCCCCAACGGAGAGAGCTTTTATCTTGAAGCAAAAGGGTACTTCGACCCCCAGGCTCGGGTAAAAATGGGGCAGATAAAAAAACAGTATCCTGACCTTGACATTCGTATGTTCTTTATGAACGACAGTGTTAAGATACCGCCTGCAAAAACTACAACGTACGCAGACTGGGCAAAGAAAACAGGGTATGAATACTACACCTTTTCAAAGGATATAGTAGTTGAACACAACAACAAAAAAAGAACTGTGCAACGTAATAGCTCGGCTAGCTCCAGTGATGGACAGTGCGATAAAAAAGTACGAAAGACATCCAAGCGTGGAGCACAGTCTGGCAGTTCTTCTGGAAGAAGTAGAAGAACTAAAACAGGAAGTATTCAAAAAGAATCGAGTACCACGTCGAATAGCAGAAGAAGCACTCGACGTAGCGTTCACAGCGATAAGGATGGTGGCAGATAATGGGATTTAGGTGTGCATTGTTTGGGCACAATTACAAGCCTTTTGTTGACGACTTTGAAATAGCACTTGACAAAGGGCCTACTATTAAAGTAGAAATGAAGACGTGTGCCAGATGTAAAAAGAAATTCTTTCGTATTGTCGGTACAAGTACCGTAACATCAAAAGACGGAAAGTCTTCTGTCAATGTAAAGTTTACCTTTCAACCTAAACTAAAGGGTGATTGGGATGTCAAAAAAGTTGAGTGAAGACGTAGAACACGGAGACTTTACTCAAGACTTTCGGATAACAGGTGCTACTTATGATGATGAAAGACAAGTAATTTGGTTGTGTAAATACTTTGAACCATTTAACGTAGTACCTGTTTACGATAAAGACACACGAAAGAAGCAATGGAAGAACTGTGAAAAGTATTTTGGTAAGTACATCACTTGTTCTTTTAAAGAAAAGACCTCTAGAGGAGTACCGAGAGGTAAAGTTCTTGGTCTCGAGATAAAGAATGATAAATAATAACACCGGTGAAAATGTAGAAATACCTTGTTGGGAATGTCTCTTTTGGGATGTAAAGACTGGCAAGTGTGGCGTAAATAAAAACTGTTCACTATATAGTGAGGATGACCCTTATGGGATTGCTCGACATGATTTGGAAGTCTCTGAGTGGAGACAAGAGTAAAGACGAAGTACTTGACACAGTTCTTTCGGAACTTGTTCCTAGTGCTGACCAAGAAGTAACGACGGCTGAGGATAAAAAAGAGGGTTGGTCTGGAACATCCTACTTTACTGATAAAGAACTTCAGTGTAAGTGTGGATGTAAAGAAGTAAACATGAACCCCGACTTCCTTGCGAAACTTAACTACGCAAGAGAACTGGCAGGCAAAGGTTGGAAAGTAAACAGTGGGTACAGGTGTGCTAAACACAATGCCGCTGTTGGTGGTGCAAAGAAGTCTAGCCACACTACTGGATTTGCAGTAGACATTTCTGCTCCTACTTCTCAAAAGAAGTTTGAGATTGTAACTTGTGCACTCAAGGCAGGATTCAACAGAATTGGTATTGGCAAAAACTTTGTGCATCTGGACGCAGATACTTCTGCCGGACATCCTGCTAACGTAATCTGGACGTACTAATTATGTTGGATAAACCTATTAACGAGTACAGAGTAACTGTAAATGAAATAGAATTTCCCTTTTCTTTTGCTGTTCTTGTACCCGGACTTAGTAAGGAAGAGGCGGATGATGTAATGTTTAACATCATCCTTAAGTGGAGAAAGCACGTCAACGAAACGTACGACAACATGTACGTTACTCCAATGCTTGTTAACGGGGAATTGTTTGAAAGTGCAGACGAACCGCTTAACGTGAAGACACTTAATCCAACACGATACAGTTATCACTTTTCTTTTGATGAGTGTAGACGTGCTTGCTTTGATGTTGTCATTTCTTCTGCAACACAATTGTTTGCAGACCTTGCTCTTATAGAAATGATAAAAAAATGGAGAGACTTGGTTGACTTTGAGTTCTGTCAGACTACTGTTCTTACTCCCATTAGATGGGGACAGAATGGTAATCCTGAAACTCAGCTTAATTCGTATATGCTTATTCAGATAAACGAACCTACGGAACGGTTTGCTTCGTTTACTGTAGCAGATAGAGACTCTCTTATTCAAGATGCAGAGTACGTCTTTACTCAATACGGAATGTTGTGGACTCAAGCAGCACAAAAACTCGTAGGGTCTGTTGACGAATCTATGAAAGTAAGCGTACTTGCTGATGCCAACAAACTATTTAATAGTCGTGTTGACATTGACGTAAAGGAAGAGTTTGGAACACGAGTTCCGCAGGAAGTAAAAGTTGTTCCTGTTATTTACAACAGGAGTGAAGCTGACGCTGAAAGTGTTAACGGTGTCATAGCTGGTATGTACGTCTTGAATACACAAGATTACAATGACAACATTCCTAACATGATACCTGTAAGTACAGACGTTAGCGTTCCTACTGACTTTGTTGACCTTCCTGTTAACAGAATTACAGCAGGACCTTCTACCCTCGAAGGTCACCCTGAAATAGAAACACTTCCTACTTTTATACTCCAGCCCGGAGTTAATCTTGAAAGTGTAATAGAAAATTACGTTGACGACAATTCTGAACAAGCTCTGATGGTATCTAACATTGTAAAACTTCAGCAGCAAGGATACGATGTTGGTGCTATTGTAAGAGCAAAGACGGAAGAGTACACTAACGAAAACAGACCTAAGTAAAAAACGAGATACAAAAGATGGCAGTAGATAAAGAACAAGTAAAACAGGCTCTTCAGGAAACCTTTATCATTGATGAGGTAGTTACCCAGATGGCCAAGGAAGATAATCTTGAACCTGACCCGAATATGATTAAGTCCAATCGGGGTAGGATGTGGGGTATCTTCGCTGATGAAGTAGCTAACCACATTGAGAATTACACTGTAAAGCAGTACAAGGATTATCCTGAAGACCAGGTTACTGGATGGGATGAACACATTCTGAAAGAACAGATTCAGAAATATCTTAATCGTCTTGACAGTAATCAGCGTGGTGACATGGAAGCTAACATGGACCTCATCAAGATTGCACATTATGCACAAATGATTTGGTCCAAGCGTCTTGGATTTGAAGAAGCTCTTTCTGAAATTATTGCTGAGCGTAATGCTCAGGAAAAGGAGGTTGAAAAGAATGGACGAGAAGACGAAGGTAGTGTACAAGACTGATATTAATATTGCTGTCAGTTGCCCTGACATGGGTACTGCTTGTGATATGATGAAGGCAGTAAGTGCCGCTGCCACTGAAGCTGTGCAGAAGTTTAACGGATGTGCTCGTGTGTACGATGAAGAGTATAATTCCATTACTATCCGTCATAGCGTATCTGCTGAAAATATTACTGACAAATCGGGCGAATAGATAGCTATGAGTAATACACACGAGTACAATCCTGACGTGTGGTGGGAGTGTGCCTTGGCTTACTGGGTTAAGGCACACAACCCTGAAGTTGAACTTAAAGCTACAAGAGAATCTTCCGCCACGTTTGAGTGGGACAAGGATAAGTTCAAAAAAGAAGACGGTACGTATCCTGAAGTAGTTAACTTTATGTTCGCAGACGAAGAGTCCTTGGAGTACCAGTCATTTGCTTGCGGAGTAGAGCTAACTGAGTACGACCCTTCGACCCCCGGTGGTTGGGGGTTCTGGTCAGAAATCTTTAACACAGAAGACCTCAAGAAAGTAGCTCTTGAGAGTGCAGACGGAGTAGCGTACGGAAAGTGGGATGCTCTTCGTCAGGTAATGAACATGGGTCAGATAGCGTACATCACAAAGTACAATCTGTGTGTTAACGCTATTATGTCAGATGTAAGTGCAGACGTTACGAAAGAAATATTTGGTTACGCACTTTACAACATAGCACTTAAGTCTGTTAAAAAAGGAGGATAACAATAATGGCAAATAAAAAAGGCATTAACGGTATCACGTACGATGACATCGAAACGTGGCATCTTGATGACGAAAAGAATCCTCTTGAAAAGTATGCCGATGAAGTTGACATAGAAGCAATGGAACACAAGACAGCGTTTACTGTCATTGGTTCTTCTCGTGGAAAGACTTGGGAATCTAACTGGTTGATTCCAAAAGACATCGGCGAAAATGACTGGATGGAAATCCAGCGTATGCTGAAGCTTGCCATGACTACTCTGTGCAGACTTCCCATTGACGATGCCGTCGGAGTTGTTGACCCTGAAAGATTTAATCTCATGAGAAAACAAGAAAAGGCACGCCTGGAAAAGATTGCTCTTCTTGAATCTCAAAGGGTGTACGGAGAACCTGACCCTAAAGAAACAGTACTTACCGTGGAGAACGAACAGTAACATGTTTGAAGATATTGTGTACGTAATATCCAGTATAGCTCTTGTCGCAGGACCGTGGGTAGCTATCTACCTATTTGAAACCAGTAAATAATAAACACAAAAGGAAAAGTAAAACAGATGAAGATTGAACACAAGACTCCCTCTCTTGAAGACCGTATTGGTAGGCAGGACACTCTTAACAGTCAGCTTGCTGACCTTATCTGTACTCTTGAAGCACAGGTAAAGGAACTTCGTAAGGAGTATAATTCTGGCCGTCTTGCTCTTAACGAACTGACTCTTCTCAAGAGTCTGAAGGACAAGAAGATTGCCCTTCTTAATCTTGAAACGATGCAGTTCATTCAGCCCCAGTTTGTGTAAACAATATGGACGCTAACACTTTTATACGCAGTGGTTACATGCGTGTACTTTCGGAGGTAACAAAAATGGATAAGGAAAAGATGAAGAATAACCTGGAAGAACTCGAGAAGCAGCTTAACGCTTCTACCAATCCTGAGCTTCTTGAGTACGGAAAGAAACTAAAGGAGATTCTCGATGCCCTGCGGAAAGAAGAAAAAGAAGAAGGGAAAGTAATCGACGAAGAACCCCGAAGGGGACGAATCATCGAAGCGGCGTGTGACATGGCTACTGTAAGTGCGTAGCAAGTAAAACAACGAGGGACTCGAAAGAGTCCCTCTCTTTTTATTTTGGGAAGTAAAAGATGACACGAAGTCAACTAAAAAAAAGATTTCGGGATAAAGTAATGGAAGTATTCTGCGAAGCGTGCAGTGTAAAAAGATGCGCACGCTGTAGATACAAACCAGTATTCTGGAAATGTGGTAACGAATTGGTTGACCTAGTAAAGGAGATGATACGTGAAGAACAAGAGCGAAAGCAAAGTACAGATTGAGTGGCCGAAGAAAATATTTGACATAAGTACTTCTCCAAATACAGATGGAAGATTTTCTAACGACTCTGGTTCTTGGTCAGTAGCAAGACTCATTGAGTTGTCTAAAGATGAACCAGTTTACGAAGTACCTACTTTTATCTTTAACACATGGCAGTGGCCTTGGGAAGATAATCTTTCGCTATCCAAGTTTCTTGCTCACGTAAAGAGAGTAAATGATGCAGACCTTTCCTATCCTATCCTTATTAACGCTGACGGCGGTATTATTGACGGAGTACATAGACTCTGCAAAGCTTGTGTACTTGGCATTCCAACTATCAAAGTAAAATACATTACTCTTCCCGCCCCAGATGGTAAAACAGACTAGAATTGATTCTAAGGCCCGTTTAGCGCGAAGCGCGCTAGCGGCCTCTATGAGGCCCTATTTTTACTTGACCTAATACTTACTATGTCTTTTTAATTTTCGAGCCTCTACGGGGCTCCTAGGGCCCTTAATAAGGGTGTTATAATAAATAAAAGGAGGTACATCTTGGCACACGACTACACAGATGCGAATACAAAACTACACGTTGGTCCGTACGATTCTACTCTTGAATCTTCAAGGGATTGGGAAAGACGTACCGCTTACGGAGTTGACACTCCTACTCCTGAATCTGACTCAATGCCGGAGTTTACAAAGTTTATACTAAAAGCTGGAGAAGTTTACGGCAGTGGACACTACACACATCAGTATCCCGATGGTTCTGTAAGTGAAAGGTCAAGACAAAAAAAAGTACTCGAATTTATAAATGAGTACTTTTGTAAAAAGTTTGCTGAAGTTCTGAAAAAAGAATTCAGGATAAAGTAATGAACATTAACCTAGCTTACGGCTCACTTCTTCTTTTGAACACTCGTATCTTTAGTAGAAGCTACGAGTTCTTTTATCTCATTAATTCTCGAAAGGTTGACACCTTTCTTCATCGCCATAAACTCACTGAATTTCCGTACACCAAATACAGACGCTATAATTACTCCGATGGCAGCTTGATACCAGTCGGGCATTTTGTCGAACGAGTTGAAACCTTGGATAATAAAAGCGTCACATCCGGGGATGAATCCACCGATAAGTGGAATACAAAAGACAATAACAAGTAGTTCATCCTTCCATCCAGAATTATCTTGCGCTGTCTTTTCCCAAGCTATATCCCCAACAAGACCGGTTTTGTACAAATCAATCTGAGCTTGAGTTTTTGCCTTTTGTAACTCAAGGTTTAACTCAAGCTCAGTTTTTTTTATTTGTTGGCGACGTGAAAAGTAATCACCAACCCAACCGGCTACCTTTGAGATGACACCACCTCCAAGAACAGTAGCTAGTACACTCATCTTTTTTTAATCCATTGTGAGTCCTGCTCTGTGTGCAGAAGCGTTGAATCTTTTCATTACTTGTTCCTTTCGCTTCTGGATAAGTTCCATCTGTGCGTTAAAAGCACGAGACTTTGTTCCTTGCGGATATCTTTTACGCAGAGCACGCTCAGCTTGTTTTATTTTATTTAGTTCTGTTATAGCACTTTGTGCTTTCTTTTCAAGCGAAAGAGCATTTCTGAAATTATCTCGAAGTTCTCGAGTACGTTCAGGATTTCCTTCTGCTTCTCTCATAAGAGCTTTTGCTACATTTACTTGGTCATTGTATCTATTGTAAAGAGCATTGTTGTTTTTGTACGTTGTAGTTCCGTACAACCTGTTCAGTACAGGCACATCCTTTACTCCTACTTCGTGACCAAATGCTGGAGATGTAGCAAGGGTTATCATCTGTTGGAGTATTCTTCCAATCCCCCCACTGTAACTCATTGTGATGTGTTCGATTGTTTCGGGAGAAATGTCAACCATACCTATCCCGTCTTTTGTAATCCAACCACCACTTATAAAATTAATTAGTGCCGCCGCATCTTTGTACGCCTGGGGTGTTGAAGCCCACGATTTCATGTGGTCAGCAAGAGAATCAGTACCTGGACCACTAGGCATAATAGGAGCGCCAGCAAAATTTACGTTGGCTGCTACTTCTACTACTGGCTTAAACAACGTAGGTACAAAAGCAAGAATGCCCTGCTCACTTGGGTCAATCGGAGATACACCGTTCATTGCTATCTTAAGAAGACTCATGCTTCCTTTTGTAGCTGAAGTATTTCCGTGTATCACGTCGTCAAAGATAGTACCCGCTGCTGTAAATACGTTGTATCCGTAAGGCAGCGGAATCTTTATGTACCCGCCATCACTGAACGGCATAGGTATAATAAGGTTTCTGTACTTTACGTAATCAGGAATCTTGTCGTACCTGTTAATGCCGTCATCATCATCTCCCATTATTGCACGAGCAACAGTGCCCCACATCAACGGAAATGCCATACCAGTTGCAAGGAACTTCGACACTCGTTTAAAGTTCTGTTGAGGAGTACTTGTCGGTCTCCACAGGTTACGACAGATACGAGCAAAGCTCTGAAGAGAAGCTGACGAGAATGCCCACAGAGGATTGTAAGCGTTAGCCCAAGCACCCTTTCTTGTAAAGTTAACAGTACACTCAAGAGCAATGTTAACACTCTTTTGCTTTGTTATGTCAAGTTCTTCAGCGTACCTTGCGTCACTCCATCCTTCTTCTTTCGCTCTCTTGTTCAAGTTCTCACGAAAAGCTTTCATAAAGTTTCTGTACACAGCAAACCTTGTTGTGTTTTCTGTTGTGTCAGAAAGTACGTCCATGTAATCAATAAGCTTATTAGCAACAGATTTAATCGGACCTTTTTCTTTTAGTTCTTTTCGTACAGACTTGGCCATGTCTTTTACAGTCATCTCATCAATCATACGAGTATGACCGCCGTAAGTTCTCCAGTCGTTCAAGTCACTTACAAGTCCAGCATCGTACTTAGATGTGTCGAACTTTGTTCCAAGAGTGTCGTACTTGGAGATGTCCCAAATAAGTTTCATCAACTTACCTGAAACAACATCTTTTACTACCCCCTTCTGAATATCCTCGGTCTTTTCAAGAAGTCCTCGCTGAATATTTTCTTCAATAGAGGAACCAATGTTTATGATAGCAGACGGCAAGTCTCGAATAGGGTTCACAATAGCAAACGCAGGGTTACGAGCAGTCATGTACTGAGTCATGATACCTGTGTACTTACGAAGAGTGTTTACGTATGCACTGATGGGTGCTCTGTTTTCTCCTCGCATAGCAGCAGCAAGCCATTTGTCGTGGATTACAATTCTCTTTACACTACCGTCGTTGTCAATGTACGTTACAGCTCCTTCGCCAGACCCTTGAAACTCTGTAGTCTTTGTTACAAAACCAATGGTTCCGTCTTTCAGCACTTGAAGTCGAACTGCTTCTGGATTCTTATTGTCAAATTCAAACAGAGTGTTCTTGTCTTCTGTGTTGTTCACAGACTTAACAAGCTCACCAAAGTTTCTCATAATTTCATTTCGTTCAGCAATAGCAAGAATGTCATCCATCTGTTTTACTGAACGAAGAAACGGGGATTCAGGCAATCCGCTTCTTCCTTTTGCAGTACGAACAACAGGTTTTCCTCCTGTGGACATAGACCTTCCACCACTTCTAAAGTAAGCAGGAAACATTTGTTCACCCATTTCCTGCCACCCTATAAGAGGTACGTAGAAATCATATTTACTCATCCTGTCATACGCTTCTTTGGTAATCAAATTATTGCTCAACATAGTATTCAAAGTGAATTTGTTCATTCTGTCAATGTGAGCAATAGCTTTGTCAAGTCCGGGAAAGTTACCGTACCGTTCAAGAATACGAGCAGCCTGAGCATCTGACATACCAGAAGCATTTATGATTGTATCTTTTTCACTTGGCTTCTTTCTGTTTGTGTGTCCCGTACCAACTACATTTCCGTCTTCATCCTTGATAAGATACCTGTGTCCACGCATACGGTCTGAAACAGACTTGTTTCGTTCAGCCGCGTGGCGTGCAACAAGTACGTCGTCAAGCATCTTTAACAGAAAGTCTTCGTAAAGAGCATCCCCTTTTTTGTAAGTACGCACAATGTTTCCATCCTTGTCGTACACAGGAATCGGGGCGTCAATACTTTGTAGTGCTTCTATTGCTGGTCTAAAGAATTCATTACGATATTTACACTGAGCCTGACGTATTCTGTTAATCATTCCTTGAAGCTGCTGGTACACATTTGTTACACCGTTAATAATACCCGGAAACTTTTTCTTTAGGTAATTCTGAACAGTGTACAATCTTCTGTACTGGTCTACACTTCCTTCAATAACCTTTTCCCACAAACTGTGTTCAATAAGATTACCGTCAGCATCTCGTGACTTGCCAGTCTTGAGTACTTCTTTTAGTTTACCAAGACCTTTTGACTGAGACTCTACTTCTGCGTACAGAGCATTCATGTACGACAGTTCATCTGCTGTATCTTTTTGTGTAAGCTCACCTGTAACAGGGTCTACTACAATGTCTTCAGCTTTTGTTTCGTCAGTAATAAGAAACTTAGGTTCCGAAAGAGCTTCGAGATTGTACTCAAAAGGTTTACTGAAAATGTTATTACCTTCAAAAAGAAAGTAACTGTTATTTCCATCTTTGGCAAACTGGGCACCACGAATACCAAAGTCACGAAGAGCTACTGTTGCATCTCGTTTACTTCCAAGAGCAGAGGTTAGTGTGTTGTACACATCCCAACCAGTAACGTCATTTATGAACTTACCTTCAGAAAGATAATCGTTGGCTTGAGTTTCATTCAAACCAGACGTTACTTCTTTTTCTCCAAAGTAGGCAGAGAATGTACCATCCTGATTAGGAATCATTTCAACTGAAAGACCAGTAGTCTGGATAAGTTTATTCAACCTAGCTTGAACTTGTTCACTCTGTTCGTTCAACTTGTCGTTCAAGTTAAGAGTGTTACTGTTCTTTGGAAGATTCAGTATGTACGGAGTGTTAGTATTTCCACTACGAGAACCTTCAAGTCTTTTATAGTATCCCTGTGAAGCAGCAGCAGAAAGAAACTTTATTCCGTACACCTCATCTTCAATAACAGGTTTCTTTACAGAAGCACCAAGAGTTTCAACAACCTCTATCTCTTTAATACTATTAGCAATGTCATTGTCAGTACGAGAAAGATTCTCTGCTGAAAGACGAATAACTTCTCTAATGTCATTTATCGTAACGTCACTTCCAACCCCAAGTTTTGAAAGTACATTACGAAGAAAATTAATAACACGAGTAAATATACTCTTTGTTGTAGGACGTACAAGCTGAGATACTTTCATCTGTTCAGCAATGTACGCAACAAACTCTTCTGCTTGTGTTACCTTGTCAGCATTCTTTACTGCGTCAGACCTACGACTAACAAACTCTTTCCACTCAGCAGACTTGTTAAAGTTGTTGTAAACAAGATTCAAGAAGTTACCGAGCTGAACGTCAGTCATAATAGACCGAAGGCCAAAGTGAGCTACACCCTCGTGAACAAGAGTACGAACTGCATCCTGCTTGTTACGGATGTTACTCGTGAACAGGTACACCTTACCGTTCCAGTACACACCTTTCGGAGTACCAGTGTACGAGTCAAGTGCGTTGTGTACCTCAAGCGGAATAACGGAATCATTTCCGTCAACACACAGTACAACGTTATCTCTCAAAGAAGGAAGTGTGTTAAGTGTGTTGTTAATCCAGTTCGTAACTGTCTTCAGATGACTTCTGACTTGCTGGTCTTGTGAGAGTACTGACGTAGCAACTGACTGATGAAGTTCTTGTTCTCGTGCAACAGCCTTGTCCTGTTCAATTGCACTGGTGACCTTCTGAGGCTCGATTTCTTGCTGACCTAGGGGTTGGGTCGGATTTTCATTTTCCGTGCCTCTTACGGGCTCCTGTGGCTTTATTTGGGTATCCTGTGGGTCTGCTTGTACGTTCTGCTGACCCGTGTTGTCACGAATAACTTCGTTTCGAGCAGCAATGTCTTGCTGTTGTGCAAGTACTTGTTGCTCACGAAGCATCTCATTTTTAAGCGAGTCAAATCCAGAGCGAATAGTGTCTCTGTCAGTCGCTTCTCTTTCCTGCTGTTCCCGTGCGTTAGCTACCGGGTCAGTATCTGTAGGCCCTTCAAAGTTACGAAGGGGCATATCTCGGTACAAGTCTGTACCACTCAACGAAATAGCTGTGTTACGAAGTACGTCTTGAACAGCTTTCTTTCTATCTCCGTACTTCTCGTCTGAAAGAGCGTCAACTCTTTTCTGTGCTTTCTGCACTTGTTCCTTGAGCTGTTCAAACCTGTCATTGATATCTTCAAGACGAGTAGCTTGCCCTTCACGAAAGATGTCGTTAGTCCTGCTGAGTTCAAGGGCACTGTCCCCAACGTGGTACAGTTCTTGAACGTCAAGACCAACTGAACCAAGTTCATCTTGGGTAATGTTACTTGCCTTCTTTGTAATCTTACTAACAGCTTTTACTACGTTACGCTTACTACGTAGAGAGGCTGCTCTCATGTTCGTAAGTTTCTTTAGCTCAGCTTGATATCTACGGTACTTGTCTGCTGTAAGAGAAAGAGACTTCTGGTCTTGCTCCATTCTAGCAGTAAGTTCGTTTATCGCACTAGTGATAGTAGTAATTCTTTTGTCAATAGCGTTACCTACTTTCTGTGCGTAAACAGTAGCATCTTCAAGTACTCTGTTAAGTGCAGGTACAGCGTTAATCTGTTCGTACCTGCGTTTGTTGTCGAGCATTACCTGACGCTTGGCTGCTGTAATAAGAGTACCATCTGCTGCTGTGTACCCTTTGTCCAGTCGCTTGTTAAGAGCGTCAAGAGCTTTCTGCTTTTCTTGTGTGTACTTCTGATGCTGCGCAAGAATACGATTAATATTCTTTCGTTCGTTAGAGGGAAGTTCGTTAAGTCTGGGAAGCTTATCCTGAATAGCAGCAAACGAAGAAAGGAGTTTTGCGTTTGCACTATTCCAACTCTGCTCGAACTTTGCACGCTCTTCGTTTGCGTACTCATCCCACCCACGAAGATAATCTTGTTCCTGCTTACGTGCTACCATCCACGGGTTACGAGCTTCAACAAGGTCTTGCTGCATACGGCGAGTATCAGCAGGGTCGTTCAGTGGATTAGTAGTACGAGTGATAGAGTCTACACCCGTGCTTGCATTCTGTTCAAAAGCTTTTGTGTTATCTTGTTTACGCTGTCTTCTTGACGCAAGAAGAGTGGGCATGTGGAATCCTGCACCACCAAGAGAGCCTGCCATCGCAGCGTTAAAGATATCTTCTATGTCATCTACTGTTACAAGGTCTTTTGAATCCTGAATGTTAGCATTTATCTTTGAAAGGATTTCTTGAAAAGCTTCTTGACTTCCTTCCGAAATCATAGCCTTCGGAAGACCGTTAATAAGCTCTCTCCTAAAAGCTCTTTCAACACTAGGTTTTACAGCACGTCCTGTAACTGCTCTCCAAAGAGAAGCGTCTGCACCCCAGATAGCTTCCGACATACCGGAGGCAAGACCAAACATAAGGTCAAGTCCCGGAGATGTGTTAGCCTTTCCGTGGTTTTCTACATCTTGGCCCCAGTTAGCTCCTGCTTCCTGACCAGCAGAAAAACCTATCATGCTGGCTGTACCAACCTTACGAGAAAGATTAGCAAGAGCTTCTTTTGTTGCAAGAGCTTTGGCCTGGTCTTGGGCAAATCCAGCAGCCGAAAGTTCTGCTGTCTTTTGTGCTATTTCTTTTGCAGCGTACCTACGAAGAAGTTTACTTCCAACGGTACGAGCAAGAATACTTGCGCCGCCTGCTGTAGCAATAGTAGAAACGGCAGTAGGAATAAGTTCACCAGCAGTACCGGCCACCCAATCAAGAGCGGAACCTACACTGTCAATGTCAGTGAAACCTGGAGTAGCAGCTTGGTACTGTGCTGCTTCTTCCATGTTCCTTTGGTATCCTTCAAAGCCCCAGTCTCGTACTTCATCAAGACCAAGTATGTCACCGAGCAAACCTACTGAACCGTAACCAAGAGCTTGGGTCTGTTCCCATCCTCTGTTAAGACTCTTTCGGAATTCTCCCATTCCAGCATTCGGGTCTACAAAACCAGAGTAGTCTATGTTAGCTCCGTAATATTCAACAGGAGCAACTGGAGTAGCTGCCTTAGCCCCTGCTGCTCCAAACCCTCCCGCATCCACAGTAGGACTTGAAAAGTAAGTACCAGGTACAAAATTGTAGATGTTGCTTCCTACACCTGCTGTACTGGAGTACGTACCGTTTGCCGTATTCATAGTAAATTAAAATCCTTTTTTGTGTAAAAGTGTAAGTCTATCCAGACAATATACTCTTCTTTTTGTTACTGAAGGAGACCACTATACATAAGCGGAGACCACCAGTTACCTGAAACAGCCATGTTATTTTGTGCTGCCTGCGCACCAGCCTGCCTACTTGCAAGTCTGGCTGCCTGTCTTTGATTTTGTGCAGCAGTAGTTGCAAGAGCTACTGCATCAGCTCGAAGTCCCATTCCGTACTGACGAGCGTCACCGAGCATGTTAGCTACATTGTAGTAACCTACTTGACCAGGAACTCCAGCATTAACCATCATGTTAAAACCTTCAGTCTGAATACGACCAAGGTCATTTGTAAACGATTGAAGTTCACTATCTGTAGGATTGTACGGCTGCCATCCAGTTTTGTCAGAGTACTTCATGAACGAGGGAGTCCCATCTTCTCCAATCATTCCCCTGACATTATTACCCATAGCAGAACGAGAAGCTCCATCTACTGCAAGAGTCTGAAGTTCTTTCCAGTTCTTTGTAAACTGGTCAGCGTAAGCTGCTTCTCTTATAGCTCCAGCTTGAAGTCCAGCAGACTTCAGTTTAGCGTTAGCATACATTGAAGCAATGCCCATCTGTGAACGAAGCTGAGCATTAAGCTTATCCTTTTCCCACTCTCGTTCTATGTTTCTATCTACTGCTTGTCTGTACTCGGCAGACATACCTTCAGCAGAAGGAACTATCTTTTGGAATTCAGACACAATAGCAGTACCATTCCAATCCTTTCCTGTCATCTTACGAACAGAAGCAGGGTCTACCTGACCATCAGCACGTACTGTTCCTACTTTACCATCTCCAAGGTACATAGTAGGAATACCTGCTTCTGTCATAGCAGCAGCGTAAGCTTTTACTCCGTCTTCTCCACCCTTTGCCATCTGCTTTTTGTACTTCGTGATTACTCTTTGTCCACTTCGTACTTCATCATTAATAAGTGTTTGCATTTCCTGAGCTTTTTCTTGCTCAGCAACTTGCATCTCGTAAAGCTTTCTTGTAGCAGCAAGTCTTTCATTTTCTTCCTGCTCTCTCCACATATCTTCATACGCTTTCTTTCCGTACTGAAAAGCAAGTCCCCAACTAGCTGCCATAAATTACCTCTTTATATTTCCGTACACACCATTACTGAGTACGTTAAGAAGAGTGTTAGCTCCGTTCCAACTGCTCTGTGCACTCTTATTGTACATGTTGGCGAGACCAGTGTAGTTATTTCCAGAAAGAGCAGAAGAAATACTTCCTGTATTTACAGACGGAGTAACTTGATACGTAGGAAGCTGCGCCCCTTTCATGTAGTTAAGAGCTTGACTTTGACGAGAAATAGCAAGGTCTTCCGCTTGACGACTTGCCTGTGTTCTTGCTGTTGCTTCCGCAAGAGCTTGACTCTGACCCATCCTATTCATGTAATTTTGCATCTGACCACTGTTAGGATTAATGCCTGCAAGACCCATAGCTCTCATGTCTTGTTCTCTTTGACTTCCGTATGCTGCTCCAACATCTGCTGTAGCCTGACTCATTAGCCTGTCTGCAAGAACATCTTCTCCTTCAACAAGCTTACGAATAAGACTCTTTTCTGTGTTATCGAGAATAGGATTGAGTTCTTTTGCCTGAGCAAGCTGTTCCTGAAGTCGTTGTGCTTGGTACTGCACTTGTTGTTGATACGCAGGACGAAGAGTCTGAAGGTCTTCCATCTGATACTTGATGTTCAAATCTTCAAGTGGCCAGTACAGATTCTTATACCTGTCCCACATTTCCTGTGCGTACGCATCTTGCTTCTGTGCTGAAGCAAAAGCCATGTTAGCGTACTTATCAGCAAGCTTTCCGCTCTGATATCCTTGATAGATATCGTATACAGCACCTGCTGAATTGAGGACATTTGACGTGTCACTCCAACTCCAGTTACTTACTGTGTTTGTTATACTATCCCAAAGACCCATCCGGGTTCTCCTTTCTCTATGTTAGTTTTTATCGCTGCCCTTTCCATCGGACGAATTGCCTGTATCTTTACCACCACCAGAGGAACTTCCACTTCCTCCAGAACCACCGTCATTATCTGCTCCGCCCTTGTCAGAGTTACCGTCTTTTCCACCGCGGCCGCCCATACCACCGGAACCAGAAGTACCGTCACCATCTCCACCACCACGGTCATTACCTCCAGAATCTCCGTCAGCATCACTGTCGTGGTCAGAGTTACTGTTCTTGTCTGATGATTTACCAGTGGATGAATTACCAATGTCACCGCCAGTAGTTGCTTCACTTGCACGTTCTGCTGTATCAGTTACGTCAGCAGTAAGACCAGAAGATACTCCCATGTCAGCAACACCTTGTACTCCTGTTGGTGTTGTATATCCACCAAGAGTACCAAAGTTTCCAAGTGCATCGTCAAGAGATTTACCAAGAGCTTCAGGGCTTACGTCAGGACCGTAAGAACCAAGGCTACCTACATCTCCACCTATAGTTCCGCCCCAACCAATAGCATCTCCTACCTGACCAAGAGCTTCATTGTACGCACCCATTGTCTTGTCTGCAAGATGTTCTCCCATAATAGAAGTACCTTTTTTTGTATTGCCAAGAGCATCAGTGTACGCGGCACCAAGAATAGAACCAAGCTGTTGGTCAGTAAGATTAGCACCAAGACTCATGCCAACAGTGTTAGCAACTTGTCCAAGGTTATTCATTCCCATCTGATTATCAGGAGCAAGGGCACCAGCAAATTGAGCACCAGCTATACGGCCACCAAAGTAATCACCAGCCATGTCTTCTACTGTGTCTCGTGTTACTTCCATACTTCTCATGTCCATAGCATCCATCAGACCATCAAGAACTGGGCCACCGAAAATAGAAGCAGCAAGACCAAGACCAGGATTAATAGCACCAAGTACACCAGATACTATACCTTGTACTTTTGAAGAAACTCCTGTGTAGCCAAAGGAATTATTTACCATGCCGCCAAGTACACCGGCAAAGTTATTAGGATTAGCTACGGAACTAAGACCGGCACTTACAGCTTGTCCTGGAGAAAGACCAGCAAGCATTCCGGCACCTGCCATCATCCCTGCTTGTTTACCAAGACTTCCAAGAGAGGAACCAAGAGAGTTTACTCCTCCACCAAATGCTGCTTGACCAAGAGCTTCATTACTAAACGGACCACTATTTCCAGTAGGTCCTCCGTAATTACTAGCTCCAGTCATACTAGAGTTACCACCTGCAACTTGATTCAACAAATAATTACCAGTGTCAACACCAACAGATGTTTGATTGGAAGAGTTAGACCATCTGGAACCGTCCCATCTACCGGTACCTACAGACGTAGTACTTCCGATAAATGGAAGACCACTCATCATCCAGTACATACCCGGATTACTAAATACGTTGTTAAACAGATTACCAGCCACGAGCTTGCTCCAACAGTTTATCCCAATCTATGTTATCAGGAAACACAAGAGAACCAGGAGTTATGTTATTGTCCCAACCCCAATCTTTTCCGTTGTAATTACCAGTAGGAGTATTGGGGTCAAGCCAGGCTGAAAAAGAACTCCACGCATTTGTATTAGGAATTATTTGAACAAAGTTACCGGGCTGATGAACAACAGGCATAGACGAACAAATACGTTCAAGATTAAGAAGTCTCATTCCGTAATTACTCAACAGATACTCAAGAACTTTCATTACGTTATCTAGTTTACCTTCAACGGCAGCTACTCTATCCTGCAAAGAATTTATGTCATCAGACATGGCTGTGTTCTTTTGTTCAAAAGCACCAAGTCTTGTCTTGGCAGCAGTAAGTGCGTTGTCTATATCTTCTGTACTTGTTCCTATCTTACGAATTACTCTATCTATGTCGTAGTAATAATCGTACATACCACGGTCTGCTGTTGTAGGCAAATCTGGGTATGCGTACTTCGATGTAGTTGTAGCCATAATTACAACAACTCTCCCATTGAAGTAGCAAGTTCGATAGAATGAATAGGCATCTCACCCTCTACTTCTACTTCAAATTCATCTCCCCTAAATCCAGAGGGAAGTCTAAAAGGTTCAGAGTTCTTTAGCTTTCTTGTGTATCTTGGTACACCATTTACATAATAAATAAAATACATGTACACACTTTTATCAAGCAATTCGTAAACTTGTTCCATGTCAACAGGTCCGTTAATACTGTACGTATTCATAGGTACACTGTTAAGTGTGTGTGTTCTATATTCGTAAATGGTAACTTTTATTTTCCTATAGTAACCTTCGTATTCATTACGAACACGAGCTGCTGCAAAAGTAGCTATACCACTGTTAGATTGAAATATCTTTGAACGCCACTTAAATGTACGATACGATTGGTCATTGCCGTCTTTCGGTGTATCGAACAGAACAATCTTTCTTCCACCGTCTGGTTTACCTGTAATGAAATAAAGAGAGTTAGACTCCGGGTCTGAGAATATACCGTACACCAATCTATACAAAGATACTACACCTTTTGTAGTGTCAGTAGTATCTACAATAAGACCGTGATATTTCTTTGGGTCAGTAGATGTAGCTATGTAATTACCTTCGTAGCTAGCAGCACAAAAAGATTCTGGATTCCAATCACGCCATTCATCTTTCGTTATAAGAGATTCAGTTAAGTACTTTGGTGATGTACTGTTAACAAACAACAAACCACCAGTACTAGCGTAACATACACCGTTAGCCATACTTACAATTGAATCAGCAGATAAACAAGGGAATGGGTCATGAATACCTTTCATCGTAGCAGCGGCAGGGTCAGACACCAGAACGAGAGAGGGACATCCAGTAGTACAAACTACTACTGTGTTACCAAAAGCACCAAGTCCTACAATAGGAAAGTCTACACTTACTCTGTACGTGTAAGGCCAAGCGTGTACTTGATACGGATACGAAAAGTAAATATCCTGGTCACTGTACGCAGCAAGTACTCCGTTATTCAACGAAACCAAACCAGTAAGATTCTTTTCTGGTGCATCCCATTCAAGACTTACTGCACTTTCTTCTACGTCGGAAGCAGCACGAGAATCTGTAAACTCGTATGTGTACACGTTAGGTTTAATAGCAAACTCACCAACGTATCCGTAAGTAGCAGTACCATCTGAACCTACTGTACTTCTGTACACATAAGCTTTTCGTACACCACATTCACTGTACGCATTCTTTGGTACAGTGATGTTACTTAAATGAACCGACTGTCCAGTACCAACGTCAATAGTAAGATGTTCTACACCATCAACATCTGTGTACGTAGCAGGTTGAGAAGTCTTACCTATGTCAAGCTTTCCGTCAGACCATTCTCGCACAAGAGCTACTACATATGTACGAGATTCAAGATTTTCTCTGTAGTCTTTATCTCCAGTGATGTACTTGTATCCATTCATCAAGCAACAACCTGGAGCATTCCACGGACAAACTTTTTCACTTTTTCCGTTAGCATTCCACCAGTCTTGTACTGAAGAATACCCAACGTCGGTCATGTACTTCTTTACTTTTTCAGGAGTCCAGTCTATCTTTCCTTCGTACTTTATATCATTCAGTTGTTTAACTTTAGCATTTAAACAGGCTGTCTCGTTAAAAGAAAGACTAGAACAATCAGCAGTAGAACCGTCTACTACTAGTGTCATCTTAATGTCAGTAGGAGCAGGAATACCAAGAAGGTAAGAGTTACTAGTGTTAACAGTAGTAGGTTCGTAAGTACCTTCTGGAGTACTTACAAAACTAACCATTGTTGTGTCTGTAATTCGTAATCCACCCTCAAGACCTGAAATGAGAATACGGTTATTCTCGTCTCCAAACACAGGTCCTTTTACAATGCTAACCTTATTCGGAAAAACAAGAAAACCGTATTCGCCAAATTCGTTTATCGTCCATTTGTATATATACTTTGTGTCGTCTGGTACGTCGACAACATCTGTATCTTCATAAAAAGGACGAAGCTCTCCGCTCCACAACTTTACTTCATTTGCTTCTTGAGCAAAGTTATCAGGCAACAACCTCGGCGCTACACGAGGAGCCATACCTGCAAATTGTGTAAGAGCTATTTTCATAATTATGTTTTTTACTTATACTTTATCCAACAGAACCAACAGGACACAAATCCAGCCAAGGTATTGGAATGTATGCCCAACTCGGACCACCACTAGCACAATTCAAATATCCCCAACCACTGTCAGTAGCACCACTACAACCTGAACATTGATTCTGGTCTCTATGTCTCCATCCAGTAGCTCTGTGCCTAGTAGTAGTCATCGAAGGAATGTGCCATGTAAAGTACCAAGTACCACCGTCACACTCACCCTTTTTACCCCAGTATACTATTCTGTCAGTACAAACATTTTGTGTAGTACACATTTGAAGAGATGCACTGTAACTAGTGCCATTAGTATCTGTCATAGCAAACAGCATGTACACAGTTTCATTAGCAAATTCTGGAGCAGTAACCTGATTATATTCAGGCGGTCTATCACCCCCAGCACGAGCCATAATACATCTCCACCTATTATCACTCGTTAATGTGTACAACATTGCACGGTCATCAGCTCCACCAAGAGCCCAATAATTACACACTTGCGTATTACACATTTGTGTAGTAGCAGGTTTAGTACCAGCGTGCTTAGTACAATAACTATCAGGTACTGTTCTTCCTGATTGGTCTACACAAGGAACAGCTCGTGTTTGTGTACCACCACCACACAACTTATCACAAGCACCCCAAGCACCAGGATTCCACTTGTATTCGTACAGTGGACTCCACGTAGAAGCAGCAGTCTTCACGTAAATCTGTGGGACTACTGTCCAAGTAGTAGTCCCTGTCTTTACGTAAGCGTCTGCTTGTTTCCACCTATTATCTGACGTACGCTGCATCAGAGGCATACGGGTCCACCACAGCAGGAATCTTCCACTTGTTATACCCAGTCTGGCCAGCAAGTATCGGTTCCATAATAGCGTCAATGTCAGCAACAGTTTCACACTGGCTAAGCTGGTCAAGAACCTTAATCATCTTACCATGAATAGCACCAAGCTTAGTAAGATATTCAGGGTCGTACTTACCAAGAATCCTGTTAACGAATTCTTCTTTTGTCGTAGGTTCACCCATAGCAGCCACCGAAGCGTCAACAAAGGGAGTAGAAGACTCTTTATTCTGAACGTACTTGTCAGCTTCGAGAACCTGATAAATGTACAGTACAGGGTCTACAATATTGTACGCAATGTTAAACTCATCATATTCACGAGAAGCCATGTTACGAACGATACTTGTAGCTCGGTTCATCGAATCATTGAACTTACGAGCATCCTTCCACACCTTGTCTTTAAAGTCGAACAGGTCAGAAGCAAACTCAGGCTTCGGCTGTTCAGCCCACTCTTCTTCAGTAAAGAAGAAGTTGTACTTGGGATTGTCACCACCAGGCAGAAGAACAAGCCTACCTTCTTCAGTAATACAGGCAACTACCCTCTTCCACTCATTATTAACAAGCTTAGCAACAGGCCAATTAGGAATAGAAAGTCCAAGTTCAGGATTCACTTCTTCGTAACCAGCAGTCCTACACTCGCCACGCTTCATAAATCCTTTAAAGATTTTAAGCTCAGGTTCAATAGCAAGAACCTTGAAATCATCGGACTGATAGAACGCATCACAGTAAGCCTTACACTTCTGCTGTTCTTCTTCAGTCAGAACAAACTGCTCTCCACCAATAATCTTCATGTTCATGTTGGTAGGAGTTTCAAAATACAAAGCATCAAAGTCGAATCCGACTTCAGGCTTTTCAGTTACATCATACAGATACGAACCAGCAGACACTCTGCCAATTCCGTCAGACCAATTAAGAATGTAGTCACTCATAGTTTTCTATCTTTCCTTTTGTTTCTTTTTTGTTATTACAACCACTGAAACCAAACATCATTTACTTTACCAGCAGAAGTAGACGGAGCTGCTGAAGAACGAAATTGCGCACTTCCGTTCCACTGATTAGCATTGATAGCATTACCACTGGCATCTCCATTAGCACCACCAATAGACACAGGAGTTACGTGGTCGGTACCAGAAGTAGCATGTTTACTAGCATGTTTAAACCTGGGATGGTTTACAATAGAAAGTACAAACTGGTCGGAAGGAGTAAATCCATCATCATTAAAACCAAATTGATTTTCTATCTTTGCCATTCGGTCTGCTATCCAGTTAAGACCACCAGCAGTAAGACGAAGTTCTACAATGTCACCTTGAGAAAAAGAACGAGGCTCTGTATCTTCTACTCCACGAACACAAGTAAACCTATCTTCTACTCGTGAAGTAACTTTTACTATCTCAAAGTTTCCACTCTTTGAAATAAGAGTACAGTAAAAGTGTTCTTCTTTTCCAATGTTAGCTTCAGGAAATAGTACTCCAGTACCAGCAGCTACAGAAAAAGTTGTAGCTTCTGAATCCACAGGAGCCAACAGAGTTGTTGTAGCGTTATTAGTGAATAGTACTTTTGCCATAATTAAAAAACTTTTTTACTCTCGTATTTTACGTACAAATGAGAGTGGCACAAGAGAAGTAATTATCTTTCACGTACTTACCTCTCTCATGCCACTTATAAGTATGACTTAACAAATGCTAAGTCAAGTACTTTTTAACAAAAACTTTTTTATATTCCACGCATGGTAAACGCAGTCAACATCTTATTAAACTCTGCTGCTTCTTCAGCATCAGGTGCATGCTTCTGTATTTCATGCAGGAAATCTTCAACCGCCATAATCAGATGTCCAAACTCCTGTTTAGAAGCTATACGATAACGTTCCTGGTTGTGCTCTTTGTACATCTTTTTATAGTTACACCAACCATCGAACTCATCTTCAACTCTAGCAAGAGGGTCATGGATAAAGTCTTCCTTTTCAGTAGCCTCATCCATTTCCATAGGAACCATCTTAAAAGCAGAAAACTAATTCATACTCTACCTGCCTGTGTTAGTATTACGCAGCAGCAGGAGTAGAAGCAGCAGTACGAGTAGGAGTATAATGATTTACAGCAAAACGTTCAAGACGACTAACAGCCGCATCGGCAATCCGGTCACCGCGCAGAGTGTCCTTCAGAGCTTCGTTCTCACGAGCAAGACGAGCATTCTCATCAGCCAGACGATTCGTGCTAATCGTGCACTCAAGCTGGTCGAACCTATGATTCAGTTCACAGCAGCAATCCTTCTGACTCTGAGTAATACGACATTCCATAGCAGCCCGAGCATTTTCCTGCTTCAGGGCTTCCAGTTCAATCTTGGCATTAATGAGGCTAGTGGATTCACGAATATCACGACTCACACCATCTACCTTGCAATTCAGAGTAGACAGCATGTTCGAGAGCTGGCAGCAACAATCACGCACCGTGTCACCGACGTTACGGGTAGCTTCAACCGCACGGTCCCCCTGATTGCGGATGGAATTCGTCACCTGCATCAGAGCGAGAAGTCCAGCAATATCATTCATAGTAGTATCCCCACTATTGTTAGTTGTTTCAAATTCGGCAGTGTAGTGCTTATTGCCATCCTCTGCCTTATGTTCAGTAGCACTAATCATACCTTCAAGCATGACTTGTACTCCTTTACTTATTAGATTAAATTTTTAAAAAAGTAATATCTGTTTCATCAAAAGGGTAAAAAACTATGAGCTTTTTACTTGATAATATAGTAAAAACTATATCAATTTTGTCAAGGGGTAAACATGAAAAAAGTTAAAAATATTTAAAATAATTTACTACCCAATCCTGTAACACCCAGGATTGCACAAATTGTAGGTTACAATTTTATCCAGATTATAGTGATGTTCTGGTGGGAGTGTGTACTCAAGGAACTCAATATGTTTTTATGTTTGGTGGTAAAACACAATGTATAGTACCAGAGTACAATAAGCCCATTACTTGTAGATTTAAAACATCTAACAAATGGTACGATGCATCAGTAGGTGATTTATATCAAGGACCACATATTATTGCATCTTGTGCTTATATATATGATATATGTCTTACTCCACACTAGATATTTTATACTGGAGTCATACAAACTTCGTAAGTAGCATCATATGCTATAGCACCGAATTGTAATTCACCTTTAGTATATATCCACTCCGAAGTTCTTATTCCAATATCAGACGTGTCTATATTAAACCAACCTGAACAACATTTAGCAACACCACTAACGTAAATATTATATGACCATTTATTTAAATCTTCATAATATCTCCATCTAAAGTAAGTCATATCTTTTACATATAAACAAACTTTAGACGGCGTGCAATCCTGGGTGTTACAGGATTGGGTAGTTTCAGGCTTTGTACCTACAGAACTACAAACGGAGTCGGGCCAGTAAGTACCGTCGTTTCTTTTACAACGCACAGTTCTTTGCTGAGTCCCGCCTCCGCATTCAGCACTACACTCACTCCAACTTCCCTGTTCCCAACTAAATGAAAACAAAGGTTCCACGTGCCGTTTACGTTAACGTATATTTGAGGTACCTGTTTATACCCCCCCCCCACGTTAACTGAAATATTCCGTACTTGTTTCCAAGTACCATTTACATTCGTATAAAGCATAAACTTAATTTAAACCTCTCAAGAGAATACTTCTTGCCATTATGAGGTGTGTTATTAATAACATACTTCGTAATGGTGTACTCTTGCATTAGCACTGCGTAGTGCTCCTCTAGTGTACGGTCCACACTGAGTTTGTGTATTAGCAAACGAACAAGGAGACAATGCGCACGTAGGAGTACCTGATGTTTTAGCATTAACAAATACTCCGCACGGATACGGAGAATTCTCAACTTCTGGTATAAACCAGATAGTAGAATTACCAGCAGGCACGTTATTATAGTAACAAGTAACACACGCATGTGTATTACAAGCTTGAGAGGTAGGATAAGGATTAGCACCAATCAGTGCATTACACACTCTTGCATCCCAGACAGTTCCATCATGCCGTGTACAGTTCACAGTTTGATACTGTATCCCACCACCACACGTAGCACTACATGCACCCCATCCTAGTGGATTCCAGTAATAACTCCACACTGGACGCCAAGTACCACTAATATTCACGTATACTTGAGGAACGTGCCTCCATGTAGAAGACACGTTCGCATAAGTTACGTTAGCAGTTCTCCACGTAGAAGAAACATTACACGCTAACGACATATATTAAAATCTCCACTTTAAATATATTGAAACCAAATATCCCCATTAACTCCACCAGATGCAGCCGCAGTAGATACGTACTTAGTAGAACCAGACCACTTAGTAGCAGTAGTAGCCTTGGTTGCATTAACAGCATTAGTAGCATTAACTACATCTACTGTAATAGTAGCATTTGCACTACCATCAAATGATGCAGAACCAGTTGCGTCTCCTGCTACTGTGATAGTTCTTGCAGTAGCCAACTTAGTAGCAGTAGTAGCCTTGGTTGCATTAACAGCATTAGTAGCATTAACTACATCTACTGTAATAGTAGCATTTGCACTACCATCAAATGATGCAGAACCAGTTGCGTCTCCTGCTACTGTGATAGTTCTTGCAGTAGCCAACTTAGTAGCAGTAGTAGCCTTGGTTGCATTAACAGCATTAGTAGCATTAACTACATCTACTGTAATAGTAGCATTTGCACTACCATCAAATGATGCAGAACCAGTTGCGTCTCCTGCTACTGTGATAGTTCTTGCAGTAGCCAACTTAGTAGCAGTAGTAGCCTTACCAGTGGCGTTACCAGTACCACCCTTGGCAATAGGAAGAATACCAGTAAAAGATTCAGGAGTTACTTCAGGAGTAGAAGCATCTATCATATTCTGAATAGTCTGATGCAAAGTACTTTCAGAAGAATTGATAGTGTTGTTAACAATCGTAGGAGCAAATGTTTCTACAGCAGCTTTAACAAGAGCAGGAGTTACAGCGTACGCACCAGCTTCCGTACCAGCAGTAACTTGTTCTTGCGTAGCCAAATTAACTATACCAAGAAATTCTGTAGATGCTTTACCAACAGAATATCTCCAATCAGTCCAACCAGAATCGTACTCCCGTATACGCAATCTACCTTCTGTAAAATACGTATATAATATCTGCTTAAAAGAATTATTTACAACGCTTCCATCTCCAAATACCAGAAGCACCCAGTCACCATCAGGCTTTCCAATTTGTCCAAATGTTCCCTGTGGAGTTATTCCTGTAGGACAATAATAACTACCAGGTTTAAGGTTGTCAATGTTATCTTCGTTGGTAAGAGTAATAGTTTTATACGCACTATGGTTATGCGTAATCTGAGAAGCAGCGGCAAGTTTTACGATTCTCAGATTAGAAGATTCAATCTTGATAGGATTGTATATTGATGTCGGAGCATAAATAAAAGGAGCAATTACTTCTCCTGCACTAAGATAAATAAGTCCAGTAACTTCATCTGCATCATTAGTAATAGCATTACTTCTTACTGTAACTGTAGATTGCATTACATAATCATATGTCGGACCATCTTTTATAATCATAACCCCGTGAGGCATATCATACGTATTTCCATCAGAAGAATTAATGATAACATTAATATAATGTGATATAACGTATACTCCAGATTCTAATACTTTTACAAAACCGTCTTCTGTTTTCTCAGTAAAAGTAGTTCCAGTGTAAACATTAGAAGATGTAAGAAAATCCCCAGGGTCAAAAAGATTAGGAGAACTATTAGGATTAGGTACAGTAAAATTAGATTTTGAATACGTATTCAACTCTGAAGAGTTTATTTGATATTCATTTGTAACAGGAATTTTAAATACGTATAAACCAAATGAACCAGAATATATTTTAACGCTTGCAACAACAGGCTCGTAGGACAGAGTGCTAATAGCATCACCTGCTTTACCATGCAAAACAATACTGAAATCACAGTACTGCCACAAATCAGGGTCATTATTCATACGGAGTGTCTGCGTCCCAATGTTAGAGAAAGCAGCACTCCCAACAGGTTTATAAGAAATAGATTCAGTCAAATCCATTTCATTTGTGTTTGAAACATCAGGATAAAAAGCTCTACGAAGACGAACAATATAAAAACCATCTTCGTCCAAAACAATAGCATTATTGTCTATATGACAAAACGACCTTCCATCTTGACTTTTTTGAAATGATGAATCTCCAAGATTTGGTCTTTGCTGCTGGTTATTTATCCCATCACCTTCATTCGTAAAAGACCCTTCATTATTACCAGCCAAAACTGCAAATATACTGCCGCCTTCAAACGGAATACTCTTTGTGCTTATCTTCCCATCTTTGTCAAGAACTACAGTATTATTATCAATAATACCTTCTGGCTTTACAGAAATAACACCAGACGCATTCTTTTTAATGGTAACATCATCGACTTCTACACCATTCGCTACACTGATAGTGCCATCATCAGAAATAGTAATAGTAGTTCCATCAGGTTTTACAGTACCAAGTTTATCAGAAGTAGCTTTAAGTCCATCTGTTACAACAGAAATAAAACCAAAACTATCAGCTTTTATAGTAGTACCGTCAGCAAATACATTTCCCATAGTACCTGCCTCAGTACTAGCATATGCAGATTTACTAAAGCCCCAATATTTATCACCAGCATTAGAACCAATAGTTCTAAATACTCCAGCAGGAAGAACTACTGAATAAAATGCTTGTCTAATCTTACTAGTTTTAGTATCAGTATATACTATAAGAATATCTCCAATTTCATCTATCCCCAAAACCGGAATATACTTATAAGTATTTTCAGCAACTGACCCATCATTTATAATCATATTAATGGGAGCATTAATAAATCTTCCATTACGAGTTACATATAAACCGGGAGTAAGAAGTGTATCAATATCTTTATCTTCGTCTATATATGTAACACCACCATCTCCACCTGTTACTGCCATATTAAGAAACTCAGCAGTAATCCTGTTCTCAATACGAGTATTAGCAGGCCATTCTTTGGCAGTAGTATCTTCTTGTGCACGAATAACTGTAAGAGTATCTCCGCTTACAGCAGTTACTCGTACAATTTCCATGTCCCCATTATCCCCAACAATGGTCGCATGAAAGTAATCCTTATCAGAACTAATGCTAGGAAAATTAGCACCAGTACCAGTAAGAACTGTAATAGTAGTAGCATCAGATGTAAGAACACCTGCAAGTTTGCTACCAGCATTATTCTTAAATTTCATACTCATAACTTTTTTTAACTCTCTTTTTTCATTTTATTATTAAGGATAAACAGGACAATCTTTAGTGTGAAGTTGAAGCTTCAGATATCCATTAACGTACACATCACCACCAATAGTAACGGAATCTTTTTCACTTCCATAGTTAGCATTGTTAGCAATTACTGTACCGTTATTCTTCATAACAAGACAACCAGACATGGTAGCAATAGCAGTATTACCTATACCAACATCTGCTGTCACTCCAACTACAGGAGCAAAGAAATTTTCTGCTTCAGCACCAATATACTGAACCCACTTCTTTATAAAAGCAGAACTTACAACTTCAGCAACATTCTCAATCTTTTCTACAAAGATTGGACGTTTTATTGTTACACAGGCATCCATTCCACTTGTGTTATTAATTGGATAAAAATACATCTTTACCCAAAGGTCAACAAGCATGCCCGTATAATTCTTTATGTCAACACTTACTACATCTTCGTCAGCATCAGACCAGTCTTTCAACCACAGAGCTACTTCCTCTTCAATATCGACAGCTCTGCCTATCTGCCGTATCATCGGACAGAATACACTGACTTCATTTTCTACGTCAACATTTCTCCATATAACACGGAGCATTTGAGCGTCAAATTCTGCGTCAGGTTGCCAGTCATGCGAAGGTCCAAAGATAATATTAGGTTGAGGAGCAACTGAAACCTTGTGGTCTACAATATCCTGCTGCGGACCCCATATAACATTAGCATGAGGTTCAAGAGAAACATTCGGGTCTACATTTTGTTCTGGTCCCCAAATCATCTTTGCAGGAATATCAAGTTCCGTACTCTCGTTAAGGAACGGAAAGATAGAACCAAAAAGGTTATCCATGTCAGAGAAGAATCGTGCAACAGGCTCAAAAGAAATACTTCCAGCCTGAGGTCTCCACTTCATAACAGGATGTGCATTAACTTCAACTTCAGGTTCAATACCTGCTGAAGTACCATACTTCATGTCGGCCCACAAAGTAAACTCGGATGACGTATCAAGAGTATTATGAGGTCCCCAAATTACTCTGTCACTTGCGCTTACACTTACATCTTCTTCAATGTTAACTGAACCATTTAATCCAGTAACTGAACCGGCGTAGAAAGAAACTTCTTCATTAAAAGAATAGTCCTCTCCCAGTATCCAGAAAGAGGACTCATGTTCTGAAGTAAGCCCGCCGGGTCTCAATGTACCAGCATTAACTGGAAGAGAGTTTACTTCAAAACTATTTACTGTGTTCATGTACGAACGCATAAATAAATTACCTCAGCGGGCTTATTCACATACCCGACTCTTTTTGTTAGATAGTCGGATGGTCATTCAGACGAATGTTCATCGTGTTCGCCCGAACAATAAACTGGTCACCAGTCAGAACTTCACGGGGCTGAGCAGCCAGCGTCACAGGGTTACGAATGAGACCCCACGCCAGAACATGACCAGCAGTAGCAGCATCCATGATAGCAACATGAGACACAGTACCCCAATCCTTTTCAGCTACCGGAAATTCAACGTTAGCATTATTGACGACAGCAGAATTAGTCGCGGTGTTAAAGATAGTATTTTCCATCTTCACACGAGCGTACGCAGACGAACCTTCGTCAATAGTAGTCTTGACTTCATTAGGAGTCCAAGTACCAGACTCGTCAGTCGTCAGACCATCTTCAGACGTAAACAGAGCAAGATACTTATCGGGGGTAGTAAAGGCAGTTCCTTTGAACACAGCATCGAGAAGCTGATTGTCAAGGGTAACAGAAAAACCACTCATGATATGATTTCCTTTTTTTGAAAAATTAGTTTGTGTTTCCAGTCATCTTAGGCAGCATAGTCTTAGACTGAGCTACGTGTGACTTGTACATTTTACTTTTTGCTCTGGAGATACCCGCACGAAATTTACTGTAGTGAAGCTGAACGATGCCGGGGTTAGCCCACACTCGGCCTGCCATGCTGTGTATTCTGTAAAGAGCACCACTGGCAATCTCTTCCGCCCAGTCTTGAAAAATAAATTCCGCAACACCTTCTGCTTTTCTGTTAGGTTTAACAGCACACAAAAGATGAATACCGTGAGGAACTGTTTCTGTAGGATTCTCCACAAAGACTATTGTGTTAGGGTCTTTCATGTAAAATCGTTTCGGAAACGGAGCCTCACTCAATCTCCAGTTAGGTTCGTAGTAATCAAGGTCCTGAAGATTTGTCGGATACGCAAAGTGGTCTTCAGGTTTGTCACCAACCCTAACATCACGAATAATACAACAGATAGGCATTACATTACTTATCTGGTCATTCTTGTTGTTGTACTTGTAAACTCGTTCTCCAGCAGTCATGTCTCCACAAATAGTTTCAACATTCCAAATAAGAGACTTAGAACAGAATTCAATACAAGCCGCACGAATAGCTGCATCTACAATACTAATAGGACAATCCTGAGCCATAGGTCTCACATACGGATAAAACTCTTCCCACTTCACAAATTCAGTATTAGTACGTTTGGAAAAATTATTAGCCATTTGAAGAACCCTCCTGCTGTCTCAGTGTAGATTCAAGCTCAGCACTTTCTGTTCTAGGTATTGCCTGCTGTGTAGCCTGGTACTCAACACCAAGAGCCTGATAGAAAGCTTGTTGATACGTAGCAGCATTCTGCTTATCAAACTGAGAAGTACTGTCAGTACTGTAAAGCAAGTACAACATGTAAGATACAATAGGACCAAGAAATACTTCAGACACGTCTATGTCCATTTGTTCCACAGTAGTCCACGTATCATCTTCATCTTTTTCCATTTCACCGTACTTTAAAAATCCGTACGAATAATCCATCTCAACGTACACGTCTTCCTTTCCAACGTACGGATTAACCCAGAATACTCTCGGGGACCGTTGGTCATATGCAAACTCATATATCCTGTCAATAGAAGGAGCCATCTGACCACTCTGCCAATTAGAAAAATAGTCGAGGTCTTCTCGCTGTACGTGAGCTACAGGATAGTAATTAGAGTACACAGCTTCTTGGTCTTCACTTTCCGGAGAAACAAGTTTCTTGTTCATGTAAATCTCAATAAGAGTGTAACCATCAGCAGGAATCTCTTGTCTGGTTCCTTCTTTCAGTTTTACTACTTTTGTTTTTACATGAGCATCCGGACGAGACAAAACCAATTGATTAAGTGCATCGTCCAGAAATTTAAGATAGTGTGACTCAGGTACACGAACGTACTCAGTGTCGTTGTACAGAGTCGTAACTCGTTCAAGAATATCTATTACTTTCATGTTACCTTGAGCCAAAAAACAATAAATTGTGTAGGATTGATTCTAAGGCCCGTTTTTTGTTTAGTCTGGGCTCGCATATGTCTTTTTGATTTTCGAGCCTTAGAATCGATTCTGGTGCGTTTAATGACTATGTGCTACTTGGTTTCCTCTTCCGCAGGAGTAGACTCTTCTTCATCAACGTACCCAAGCATGGTGTACGGATAAAGAGGAGTCTTCTGTTCCTTTGTCTGAGTACGACCAAACTCATCTTCTTCGTAGACAATATTAGTCGTAACAGCACGGTCAATACATTCACGCAGCATGTACTCAGGAACAATCACTTCTTTTTCGTAGGGAGCCTGAAAGTTCTTTTCGTTCACACTTGCAAATACGTAAGGACCAGCGGAAGGATTCATTGAGTGATGAAAAATTACACGACACTTGCGTGGCTTTACATCGTACGGATGATTAGATTCCCAATCCTGAAGCAACGAAATAGCGTGTGCACGAATCAGTTTTCCTTCGTCATCAGTAGGAATAAACAGATTACGTTTAAAAAGTTCATCACGAAGATAGTCACTAGACCCTTTAAAATTAACAGGTCTCAAAACAAAATCAGCCAATTTAAATTACCTCCAAATATTTTCTACAACTCGGGAGGAACTCGAAAGCTCCTCCCGAAATAAAATTAGTACGCGGTAGCCGCAACTTCCGCACGAACCATCCAAGCCTGGTTCAGAATGACACAGGTCTGCATGGTCTTCCAAGCAACGTACGCACGCTGAGCGAGCGGGTCACTGGGGGTGGGAGTGGGATTCTGAACCATAGGAGTCAGAGAATCCATACCCTTCAGAGGCACCAGACCGTAAGCATCCTTCGCAATGTACAAGATAGGATACACGTCAGCCTTGGTACCGGCAGTGGACAGCATCTTGTTACCAGCCGCGTTAGTGGCATCACCACCAGCGTTGGGGTAAGAGGGCATCATCGTAGTAAAGATGTACCGCACATTTTCCACCGCACCGATTTCATTTTCCCACGGAGCCTGAGAACCATAGTCCACAGAATCCTTGAAACCAATCATGTTGCGGATATCACCTTCCACGTCGGGATGGCACACAGCAACAAAGCAGGGAAGAACCGATTCAGTGTAGAAACGAGGAGTAGACGCAATGGCGTCAGTAATAAATCTAGCAAGCTGGTTCTTCAGCTTACGAGTAATACGGCGCTGAAGACCAAGAGAGATAGGAGTATTCACCTGAGCACGAGCAGTGCCGTTAGCATATTCAACGTTGGAGCCACCAAGCAGAGTGTTGATACGAATACGTTCAACAACCTGAGCAGCCTGTTCACCAATGATAGCAGAAGCCTGCTCCATCACGGGAGAATCGGCAGTGGCAAGAACAACGTCACTCATGACCAGCAGGTCACCGTACTGCTTGAGGTCAGCTTCAATATCCGTGTAGGTCATCTTCTGACCCTGCGGAGTCACACCTTCGGTGAGCTCCTTCGGAGTATTATCAAGAGCCTCAAAACGACGGAACTTGATAGTACGAGTAGACTTGTTGGGCAGAGGGTAACCCTGACCAAACTTTTCAAACACCAGATAGGGCAGAGCACGCTGAAGCGCCTTGGCCGCAATGTAGGCATTAGCCATATAGAGGCGGCCGGTGTCATCGGTCTGCGAAGTCTGCGAAATCATTGTGCCCGCAGCATTCTGAATAATATCAGCCATAATTATTTATTTCACCTTTTTGAAAAAGAACATGTTGATTTTTCAAACAAAAACTATCTGCGACGAAACTTGCTCATGTCCTGTTCGTACTGAGCAGTAAGTTCTTTAAAGATATCGTCAGCAGTTTTCTGTTTACGAGTAGCATTACTGTTGATGTCAACAGGAGCCTTGTTGCTTTTTACAGCAAGCGCAGCCATTACTCTTTGGACGAGCTGGTCGTCTTCTTGGTCGAACGAGTCTTCGTTTGCGTCTCCTCGTCCGTACCCGGCTCCTCCGTATCCGGTTCTCCCGGTTCCGGTTTCACCTCTATCTGACCCCCGTCCTCTTCCCCAGTTATCGTCGGAGGAACTATTGTTTCCCCCGTTTCCGGGTCCTGACTCCATCCCCAGTAGTTGTGAATGGCTCGCAGGCCCGCCGGGTAGTCCGTTCTCATTTTGCCCAGTAGGGCTCTGAACTTGGCTCCCCGATTGTTTCCGAGTACTCCTTGGAGCATTAGAGATACCTCTTTGTTTTTTATACTCATCAAGCAGAGAAATTACAGCGTCAGTATCTCCGTACTGATATACTTGCTGTGCTCCAGCTCGCATAACAGGAGGAAGTGTGTCAATCCAACGAGTAAGGTCTCCACTCTGGAGAATAGATTGAATGTCAGGATGCGCAGCTTTAATGGCCATTTCGTGTTTCTGAACGTCCGAAAGAACAAGATGACTCTTTATCGGACGAATCTGCTGTTCTACATCCTGAGTAAAACTTTGTTTAACTTTGTTAAGCTTACTATCTACGTAAGCGGACACAGCTTTTGCTATGTCAGGATACATCTCAAATACTTCCTGCACTTCATCAGGAAGTTTCTCAGGTTCTTCTGCTTTACCTGTTTCAAGTTTAGTTTTCAAATCCTGATAGTCTTGTGCAAGCTGCTGAAGCCTAGTCTTGTACAAACCAATCTGAGCTTCTGCATTCTGCTTGTACTCACTGTAAATCTTCTCGTACTCAGAATCAGCATCCTGCTGTTCATCTTTACGAGGGCGACCACGCCGCCTGCGAGGTTGCTCTTCTTCTTGCTGCTGTCTTTCTAGTTCAGCCTGCACTTGCTGAGCAATCTCTTTTTCTTTCCATTCATTCTTGTCAAGCTTATCCTGCTCAACATTTTCTTTTTCAGTAGAAGAATCTTTTACTTCACTATCTTGAAATGAAGACCTCGTAGGCTTTTCCATTTCATCAATAGCTTTGTTAAAGGCTTCTTTGTACGCCAATTCTTCTTGGCTAATATTCTGTTCACTCATAGGGGCGTCTCCGCAAGTCCTATCTTTTTTTCTTTACTGACCAATCACCTTGGTTTCAAAGGTGGGGTCTCGTTTATCATTTTCCAGAGTACTCAGAATTTTAGTGAGAGCTTTTAGTTCTCCTGAAAGCTGAGCAAGCTCTGTTGCATCTACTGTCTTTAATAAAGAAGATAACCTATCTTCCCGAAGGGACTCTACGTACTCTTTAATAAGCTGAATGTCTGCACTTGTTGTACGAGACTTCAACTGTTTTACAAGAGCCAGTCTTCTTTGATTACTGGTTACCTTCTGCATTTGCCATCTCCTGTTCTACAGGTCCAGGTACTCCCATCAGCTCACTGTTACCAACAAAACCTTCAGGAGCTCTTGGATTTTCATTCAACTCTCGTCTCATCATACGAAGAGAATCAAGCATAGAATTGGGAGATATACCATATTCTCGAGCAACTTCAACCATCTCAGACATCCACTGACGTTCTTCTTGTGCTGCCTGCTGCTGCTGCTGCTGCTGAACTTCTATTTCTTTATCCGTGTAAACAAGATTATCATTGTCAAGGTCAAGAGACTCTGCGATAGCACGAATGAGTGCAGGTCTCTTTACCGTACCAACGTCCATCTGATTAGCAGTCATCTGTGCAAACTGAATAAGAGTCTGAGACCTTACTTCTTTTGCAATCAACGAAGAAGAACCACGAGCTACTACAGCGTAATCTCCCTTTACATCTTCGTCAGAATTAAACTGCATGTTCCAGTAGTACAGTGCTGTGATAAACGGTTTGGTAATACCGTCATCAAAGTTCTTTACCTGGTCTTTTATTGTGATGTTGGCGTTGCCCATCAGCATGGAAAGCCCACCACTGGTACGAGTATTAGTACCAGTAGGTTCCCCCCACAGCGTACGAGGAATAGAAGTAATCTCGTCTCCGTACGTACGGAACAACTCAATCATGTTGAGGTATTCAGCACTGTTAGTCTGAATCTGAAGCTGGCGAATGGCTGGATTGGACGCGTCTGCTCCCTCTCCAGTCCTAAGCCAAACTTTAAACGGATAAAAATCTCGAGGGTCTTCGTCTTCTGAAAGCAAATCAAGATTGACTTCCACCTGCGGCCCGGCAGATATAGCTGCATTATCGAGCATAGCTCGGAAGGAAGAGTTTATAAGGTCTTGAATGTCTTTCATAATGGACGGAATGCCTTCACCAAACAGAGAAGTTTCATCCTTGTCGTAGTAGTAAAAGAAGTAAGGCCATTTTACCCCTTCAAGTGGAGAAAGAGTAGCCTTGATTACGTAGTCACCGAGAGTCCATATGTTAGCAATGAGCTCTACCTGTGACTTTTTTTCTATAGGAATCTCTACTCCGTACCGTTCAAGGTCCACAGCGTCTACGTATCCCCAGAATTCAAGAACTTCGTACTTCTTACTACTGGAAGACCCTGCATCTTGTGCCTGAATAATGTCACCAAGAGAGGAAAGTTCCTGTTCAAAAGGAAGTCTTTCGTAATCTCCGTCAGGACAAGAGTCAAGATACTTAAGAATTATGTCAGCGTCGAAATCTGAACGCTTTGAAAGACCAACCAGGTCGTGCTTGTCCATCTTTCGACGCTGAACAATGTACCGACAGTCGTCAAGATTGTCGGCACCCATGTCTGGATACATGTCCCAGACCCTCACATATTCAACAAAAGGAGTAATAGCGTCATGCTCTTGCAAAAGCCACGTCTCTTTACCGTTTTTCGTCACCTGTTTGTAGTACTGACGGTTTTCAGTAATAGTAACCAGAGGTCCTTTCAAGACACCAGTGCCGTAAACGTTACCGCTGTGTATAACGTTACGCATAATCTCTCTGTACTTGAGCTCAACCAACTGGTCTTCGATGACTTTTGACATCTTTCGAGCTTGTTTTTTTGCTTCCTCGTTCATCAACATTTCAAGAGACTCACGAGTAGCATCTTCACCACTCTCTTCCTTCCACAGTTGGAGAATAGCTGCCATCTTCTTGTCACTAAATTCAGGGATAGGAGTAGGTTCAATGGACCAATTCTTATCTCCGTTTGCAGGAAACAACAAATCAGCCAATCTGGAATCTACAGTCTTTACTTTTGCACGAGTAAGACGAATAAAAGCTTTCGCTCTGTACTTATTCATCTTGGCAAGTACTTCAGGGGCGTAGATTCCCTTGTACTGACGAAGGTCTTGCACCCATTTATTTTCTATTTCCTGTCTTGCAGCACAAGATTTGTCAAAACAATCTTGTACGTACTTTGCGAGACCTTCAACTTCTACCTGGTGTAGTTCAGAATCTCCAGTAGACGGAGTAGAAACACTGTCAATGACTTCTTCAAGTGCTTTTTTAAAGGCTTCATCGTACAAAGTAGATGGTTTATTTGTAGTTTCTATAGTAGTAACAGGTTCGTTGGCCATAATTTAATTTTTAAAGTGGAGTTTTATCGGTTAATATCCACCAACTGCGGAAGCAGGAGTGTAATCATGCAGTCTTTGACTGCCAAAAAAGGAGGTTGTTTGTGCTTTTCTGAACTTATTTATTTTTGGCTTGTGAAAATATTCTAACATTGCGTACTGCAATGCGTCATGCACGTGGGAATATTCATTTTTTTCGGGTTTATCCTTGTACAATCCGTCAGCATGCTTGTTTATCAGCTGATATTTATACTCGGTTATGAAACCTTTTCTCAAATTAATACACTTTGAGAGGAGTTTAAACTTTCCTTTCCTGCGAAGAAAGTCTATTACAGCCGATATTCTTTCTCTCGGATTGTTGGTACGAGCAAGTCGTACCGGAAAACCCATCTGTTTTAATAGTGTGTATGAACTGCGTGCGTCTGTCATTGCGCGTTGCTGAGCTGCGGGGTCTACTACTACTTTAAAGTTGTCCATTATCCACGGATACTTTGTCTGTATCGTAGGCCACAGCAGGTCTTCTCCAAACTCTTGTATTGAACAATCGTCCGTGACTATTTCGTCAAACACAACTACAGTCCCATCGTACTGCTGCTGAGTAAATGTAGCTGCGGGAGTAAGACCAAGGTCAACGCCAATGATGACGGGTACCCCTTTTAGGGGTTTAAAATCTTTTTGAGTACAATGCTCGTTGTCATTGTAATCTTTGTAAACAGGACGACCACTACGAATTTCTCCGTAATTGTTCATCAGGTTTACTTGAATGAAACTTTCATCCTCACCAGACACCATGTCAAGGTAGTAGTCGTCTCGAAGGTTTTCAAGGTTGTCTGCGTTCGGATTCAACTTGTAGGAGATACTTTTATCCGGGTGTACAACTTTGATAACAGCCGGTGGTTGTTTGTAAAAACTGTAACCATCCGGTCGTTCTTCTTCTGCAAGCTTGTACAACCAGTGGTCAGTAGACACAGCGTTGTAGTCACAGATGATAAACGGGTCTACTGGTCCCCCGTCTCTCGCTGCTGGATAACGACCGAGACGGGTTTTTAAAATAGAGAACACTCCAGGTGTTATCTCAGAAGCTTCGTTTATGTGAGCGGAGGTAATCTCAAGTGAACGAAGCTTCTGAGCAGCAACATCATCTTCGACTGCTATGAACAAAACTTCCATGTCAACCCTAGTACCGTCAGACAACGGATACTGAATTCGGGCAACGATAGGCATGGAAAAGGTAAATGTAATCTTGTCTTTGAACCAATCCTGATACGACTTTACAATCGTAGATTTCAAAGCAGGATACGTAGCACGAACAACAAGGTGCCTACAGTGACGTACACCGTTTGCATCCGGATGTTGTTTCATTGCGTTAAGGAAACTGTGAAAAATACATCCAACTGATTTCCCAGAACCAACTGGTCCCATTACAAAAATGTAACGAGACTTATCTTTGTGAACTTTTGCAAAAGTTGGAAGTACCTTGTAAGTTATGTCCATCTGACTTAGTCGAAAGTAAGAATGTTGAATTCGGAGGTTTCTTGGCCGCGTCTCTTTTTTACTTCATCTTCGGAAAGAGGAGGAGGAAGAGACGACTCTAGGCTCTTTGCTGATTCTTTGTCATCGTACTGAACAGTAATGTTAATTACGTCACCCATGTTGGGGTCAGTAGCAATTGCTTTTACTTTTGGATAAACGTAGCTCATCAACTCTTGAGCTATCTTTATCTTTTCTGCTACTGAAGATTTTGTACTTCTTGCAATAGCCATGAGTTCAACCAGTGGGTCGTAGTTATATCCAAGCTGCATACGACGAAGAAGGTTGTCTATTGAACGACTACCATTCATTGCCGGAGCTGATGTTGCTCTTGGTTTACGAAGTGTGTTACTCATGTGTGTTTTTCTTTTTTTTTAAGAAAGCGTAGCTTTCGCTACTACTTACTGAAAAATGTTAAAGTGTTTAAATAACCAGGTAACTACAATACCCACGAAAGATACTCCTGCTACTCCTACTACGCCAAAGATAATTTTAAGAACTTTTGAAGCTCCCATAATTTGTGTCTTGTCGTGCTCTAGCTGCTCTATCCTTTTATCTTGGCCAGCACAGTGTTTTCCTTGTTCTTTAAACAAAATACGAACCCACTGTTTATTTTTGTCTATATAGTCAGATAATACATCTAACTTTCGTTCAAGTCTGTTAGCAGCGTTACCAACAGAATGTTCAACGCGAGTAATAGTTTCTTTTACATTATCCATGTTTGCTTCTATGCGACCCAACCTTTCGCTAGTAGTAAACATGTGGTCTTGTAGCTTTTCTATAGTTTTTAACAAGTTACCAAACCTAGGTTCTATTTCTGGCATGTGTTACGTGTAATTATTTTTTTTTGTTTTTTTTTTTTGCATACGTCTTGCAAAAGAACACAAAAATACTTATAAAGTAAGTATAAAAACTAGTGTAATTTTGTCAAGGGGTAAACGTGAAAAAAGTTAAAAATTTTTCAAAATTTATTTCAAAAGCTGGTAACTGGAAGCTTTTGAACATGTACGCAAAGGCTTCTGCTCAATTTCGAGACCATCACAATAACTTGTACAAACCTGCTTTATCTCAAGAAGATTATGTAAAATGGAATGACATTATTAGCGAAGACTGGGTGTCAAGACCACAGGTACACAATCTTTCTAAGAATCGACAGTTTGACGTGTACCACTTTCCTTCTCTTGAAGCTAGCAGCAAGAACTGTGGTAAGCTTCGGTACTCTCGAAAACATTTGAGACGAGACCTTGAGAAGTTCTTTCCGTATCTTCCAAAACAGGAAATACAGCGGTTTGTGTACGTACTTACGTGGCTTGTTGCCGAGGCTTTAAAGAACTACGGTAACATTTGTATTCCGAACATTGGTACGTTGTACATGTACGATAAACCTATTCGTGAGACTCATCGTGCTTTTACTTCCAAACGCTGGAGTCAACCAAGGTTTAGGATAACACGAAAGATAGAATTCTTTCCTGCTACGTACTTGTACAACATCTGTACCCCTCGTGACCTTGTTCACATGGGACTTGAAGGGAAGTACAATCGTGCTCAGTACATCCCAAGTATCTTTGGTTCTTTTGTTGACGAAAGGATTCATCGGTATCGTGGAAGAGTGTTTCTTACTGACGTGTTTACAAAACACTGGGAGTGGCTTGGATATGAGGATGACTGTGCTCTTGAACTTCGTAACCTTGGTATGTACGATGCTATTGATGACGAGATGAGTACTGAGAATTTTATCGAAACTGGAAACGAGTACTTGTTTAACAATCTTGTTGAAAAGTCGAAGAAAAAAAGTATTGGACGAGTCGAGAGTAGTGCTGAGATGCCCTGGTAAGTAGGTTTGTTAGTTTCGTTGTTATTGCTAACACGTCGTTTATTAGTAGCAGCGTATCGCTGATACGCTTATTAAAGGCCCTAGGAGGCTCGTAGAGGCACGAAAAAAGAAAATCCATATACTGACTAGGGTCGACTAAAAATAGGGCCTTAAAACGGCTCCTATTGATTTTATGGATAATTTAACCAGAGTCGACCTTGGTTTAGTTATTAGAAGCGAAAGCTTCGCTTTCTATAAAAACGAACAATTGGCACATCCACCCAAAAGGGTGGTGTGCCTTTTCTTATGTATATTATATGACTACTATTTACTTTACTTTAAGTCGTAGAGTAACAAACTATACAAATTAAAGTAAAGATACTAGATAGAATTACTTTTGTTTATAAACTATACTTACGAATAAGTATTACTAACCTACTCGTATTATTTAAATATATATTAATATATAATATATTATATAATATATATAATTATATATAACATAAGTAATACTGACTAACCTTACGATTACGTAGAGTT